CGTTGCCGGCTTACGCCGAGCCCAGGTCCGAGATGCGGCCGTTGCCGGCTTACGCCGCGCCCAGCATCTTTAGTTTTGACGACCTGCCCATCGACAATTTTCCACGGGCCATCGCCTGTACACCATTTCCCGCCGATCCAAGAGCACAGCCCCCACACCCACCAGCCAGCAACCTTTGCATCGTAGAAATCCGGGTCGGCTTCCAGTTTCCCGATGCGATCCAGCCCGGTATTGACGATCCAGAGATGCCGCGCGATCAAATCCGTCTCGTTGACAGGCTGATCGCACCACCTCGCCACCTCGTCTGGCGCCGCCGCCAAGGCACGCCAGAAATTGCAGATGTATGCGTCTTTGTCGTTGACGATTTCTCTCCCGAAGTTGTCTCCCGGCCTACCCAGCAGCACCGCCAGCGATCCGGCAAATGGCTCGATGTAAGTGTCAACGTCGCCTAGGGCGTTCCACACCACGTCGGCAACACGGCTTTTGCCGCCGAAATAGGGAAACGGCGCCTTGAGCGTCCCGCCGCAAACGTCTTCGTCTTCGTCAATAATCATTGGTGCAGCCATGAACTCATCTCAGCCGTGACAGCGGATTTCCTGCGGCTGGATAGCCCCGCCCTTTAGGGCGGCTTGCTTTTCTTCTATTCTTGAACTATGCTATCTTCGTGAAGCTTACAGTTCAAGTCCAATTGCAGGCGAATCCCGATCAACGTCGGGGGCTTCTCGCCACGATGCATGCGGCCAACGCTGCTTGCGACCGGCTATCCACTCGTGCATGGGACGCCAGCGTGTTCGGGCAATTCGCCATTCACAAACTGGCCTATCACGCCTGCCGGAAGGAATTTCCGGCTCTGTCGTCTCAGGTTGTCGTACGCTGTATCTCCAAAGTTGCCGACGCCTATAAACTCGACCGGGAACGCCAACGAACATTCCGGCCCAACGGAGCCATCAGTTACGATGCCCGGATTCTTTCGTGGAAAATCGATGCCTCTGCCGTGAGCATTTGGACCGTCGATGGACGTCAGTCGATCCCGTTTGTCTGTGGCGAGAAGCAGCGGGAACTTCTCAAGTTTGATCGTGGTGAAGCGGACCTTGTTCACCGCGATGGCCGATTCTATTTGCTCGTGTGCGTCGATCTTCCCGACGTTGAAGAGAAGGCCATTGACGGCTTTATCGGCATCGACCTTGGCATCGCACATCTCGCTACCGACTCGGATGGGATGCACTACGGCAACCCGAAGATTGACGAGGCTCGTACGCGCCGGGCCTCGCATCGTCGTCGGCTTGGAAAAGCCATCGGGGCGAGGCAGAGAAAGAAGAAACGAGTCCAGTCGATTCACCGGGCCATCGCCCGTCATCGCGGGCGGGAACGTCTGTTTAGGACCGACGTGAATCATGTTGTCAGCAAGCAGATCGTCGCAAAAGCTCAATGCACTGGCCGTGGGATTGCAGTCGAGGAACTGACTGGAATCAGAACCCGGACAGAAAAAAGGCTTAAGAGAACGCAACGATCTCGACACGGCAGTTGGGCATTCTCGCAACTCAGGCTGTTCTTGACTTACAAGGCTGCCTTGGCCGGTGTGACGTTGACTGCTGTCGATCCGAGAAATACCAGCCGAACATGTGCCGAATGCGGACATTGCGAAAAGCTCAATCGTCAAAGTCAAGACAAGTTCAAATGTCGGTCTTGCGGCCACACAGCCCAAGCCGACCACAATGCCGCCCGGAACATTGGGCGGAGGGCGTCTGTCAGCACGCCTATGGTCACGGAAAGACAGCAGCATCAGTTGCTCTCAAGTACAGTGACAAGCCCCGGCCTTTAGGCCGAGGTCGTTGACTGGTTCTTTCGATATGCTTCCACGATTCTCCCCCACTCCACCGTATGGGTCGCCGGCCCGATGTCGATCATGTCCTCCCACGGAATCGACGGAGCCCGAGTCAAAAACCGCCTGGCCGAGCACCAATACAGCCGCCCCGTCGCCGTCGATTCGCACAGCAAACCGCTGATGGCGCCGGCGTCGTGGTAGCGGATCAATTCCAGTCGCTGATGCTCGCGAAACTCCTTCTCGCCAGTCGGAAGCCGATGCGGGTTCTTTGATTGCTTGCCGTCGAAAACCAGCATTCGACCGCTGGGGATGTGGATTCCAAAAAAGTCGCACGGGCCGCAACAGGCGACGATGTGGCCACCGGGAAGCCGCTTTGCCGAGAACGGGATTTTCGTCAGCAAAACGCCGCCCTGGCTGGCAAGGATCAACGATTCGAGATTGCGGCCTTCGTGGCCGGTTCGCTGTTTCACCATTTCACCGTGTTAAGTAGTTCGCTCGTCGCCCGCGCCAGCGCCGCCCACGGGCAATCCATCGCGTGCATCCGAACGCAAACGCGATATACGCCGCCGGTGGGCGGCCGGTATACGGCGTAGGCTCGTCCCTGGCGTCGGTCGATCCAGACGGATGTATCGTTCATCATTTCACCCCTGCCCGTCGTGGTCTTGGTCGACGAAATCGTCCGGCAGTCCGGAGGCCGGTTTCCCCGCACAGTCGGCCTCGACCGCGGCAGGGGTAAGAGGGGCGGCGCAACAGTCATTGAAAGAGGTCATGTAATAATCCGCAGCGCCTTCAGCCTCCGCCCTGCTTGCGTACGCCTCAGGACCGTCGAACGCGCACGATCCGTGGCGAATCCAACCGCCGAGCCGATCCGGCCCTCCGTCAGGTATCCAAATCCCCCACAACGCCGGAATCAGGTTCGGTTCACGCTTCATGTCGTCTCCCAAAGAGTGTGTTTCGTACAAGCCGCCCCGGCGCCTTTCGACGCCGGAGAGGGGGTTACTTCGAGTTACTCCCCCTCCCGGCCGAAGCATCGCTCAGGAAGGCGTTTTCCGCGCTCGAATCCGCGAAGAACACCAGCACCAGCCCCACCGCCACCGCCACCGCCGCCGCCATCGTGCCGCAGACGATGGACGCGCCGTCGGGCACGTTGACGGCCCATTTGTGGTCAAACCACTCTTGGACCTCGTAGGGGCCGATGTCGATATACCATCCCTCGGAGTCTTTGGCGCCCAATGCGACAGCGCCGAGCGACAGGGCGATGGCAATCGCCTCGTCCGTCCAGGCGCCATCCGTCGTCGATGAAAGCGTTTCTATTTCCTGATCAGGGGTGAGCATGACGTGTCTCCTGTTTGCGCCGGGCGAAATGTCCGGCAAACCCCCGCCGGCCCGTTAAGGCCGACGGGAGGGAACCGCCCCGAAGGGCGGGTAAAGGGCTATTACCGGCTCGTGGCCCGGTAGTCGGCTTCCATGGCCCGCTCGGCGCCTCGCACGTTGCGGCGGGCCTGATTGAGGTAGTCGTCGGTCTCGAAAAATTGTTCGAGCGTGATTTCGGGCATGCCGTTGCGTTCGGCGTACTCGCGGGCCATGTTGATCACCCACTTGGGCATTGTCGGGTCGGTGTTGATTACTTTTGCCATGTCTTGCTCCTTTACCAGCAGCCTGCACCCGGCAGGCTCGGCTCAACCAGTCGTTTGATTGATGAGAGTACTATAGTCTGCCTATGGGACGATTGCAAGGGCAAAATCTAAATTTTCGCAAGAATCTTTTCGGCGGCCTTAACGCCATGCAGCGTCAGGAATTGCGTCATCGGTCGGGAGTCTATTTCGGCCGCGCGATGAATTTTCTCATATTGCGCGGGCGTCAGCCCAAGCAAAATCGGTTTTTTGCCGCTGGACATGAGCCGCGAACCGCCGGACGATGATCGTTTGGTTTTTTGTGGCGCCATAGTCATACTATAGCCTATCGTTTCGGCGCGTCAACGAAAAAACCGCCCCGAAGGGCGGCAGACTGACCTTTGGAAAGGGTGTGATATATGACGGACTGGATACTACTGGACTCCGATGCGCTCAATGCACCGAGCCACAAGAATGTTGGCGAAGTATCGGTGTCCACTCAACTATCGCCACACGACGTTCCGATAGCGATACGAGGAGGTGCCGTTGGAAATAAATGCGGCGATAAACTTTTTGTCATTGAATTTCGCTATCTTGACGACGAGCCATGGAGACTTGAATCCCGCACTGACGGGATACACGTTCGCGTGGGCAAACACAGTGGTCGCCTTTATGGAATTGAAATTGATCCATCCATCGTTCAGCCAGGACGTTTCGAATTTCGCCACGACGTAAAGAAGGCGGCCGACAGCGCAATTGATGAAGTCGCGGGAATTAGATCTCGCCGACGTGGCCGAGCGGCAATCAACAACTTCAGAGTCGCTAAAGCAGCGATCGCGTCTGTGAGTGAAAGTCTTTTCCAAAGCGCCGAGCCAGGCTTTCCGGCAACGCTTCCACCTGCACGTGCGCGTACTCCCGCAACCGCTGGCGGATCAACTCCGGCTGCCACGAATAGACAACCACGGCGCGCGAGCTTTCCACCGCCGCCTTCAGCGTCCTAACATCCTTCGCCTTGAAATGCGGCACGTAGACCAGCAGTTGTTCATCGTCGCCGGCTTGTACGATCGCCTCATCGCGGTATTCAGTGACGCGCTCGACGTGGAGCAGTTGCAACGCCGTCCAGACTTGCCCATGATCGATGTCCATCAACTTCCCCGGCGCGATTCGACGGCATCGGAGGTAGGCGAAATCGCCGCCGAGGCCCGGCGTGTCGCCGTACCCTTCAATCACCCGGCGCACGCGCGTCGCGCACACATCGCGGCAGAGATTTTTTCCCGGCTCGTCGACGGTCGCTTCGGTGCTCGACACCAAGATCACCCGACGGTTGCCGCCATCTTCCCTGTTCAGCTTGTGTACGGCGTGCGCAGTCGTGCCGCTGCCGGCGAAAAAGTCGAGAACTATAGAGTCTCGGTCCGTCGAAAGACGAAGCATGCGATCGATTAGCCGGACAGGTTTGGGCGTCGAGAAGACGTCTAGGCTCGCAGATTCGGGGAACAGGGATACGATCTCTTTTTTTGCATCCTGTGTGTGGCCTACTTCGTCATAATTCCAGAATGTTTGTGGAACGATTCCCTGCTTCACTTCCGACAGATAGATTTTTGGCGCCGGAACGTTGTTCTTTTTCTTACCCCACCAAATCCGGCCGTCCGCATCCAGCTCCCGAAATCGTTCCTCCGAGACCCGCCAGTACGACCCAGGCGGTGGCCCGGCGATGACGCGACCACTCGGACAAGTGATCGGGTATGTTCCCTTGGAGTAAAAATTGCGAGCAGCGAGATTGTTCGGACGCCAAAGCCCACGCGCGTCATCGTCCGGATTTTTGTACGCCCGGTCTTGTTTTTCGGACCGTGGCACAAGATGCGGCCGCCATGAATCCGCATTTAAGGCGAAGACAAGTATGTAGTCCTGATCAACAGAGAAGTGCTTGGCGCTTCCCTTCGGGGCGTAGTTTCGGCGCCAAATGATGTTGGCGATGAAATTCGTCTCGCCGAAGATGCGGTTCATCAGCAGCGCCAGGTGGTGAAGCTCGTTGTCGTCAATAGAAACAAAGATCACCCCGTCCTGCCGCAGCAAATCCTTTGCCAGCGTCAGCCGCTGGAACATGAATTCGCACCATTTGGAATGTCGCCAGAGGTCTTCCTTGTCGACGAAACGGTCGTTGTAGACGAAGTCTTTGTTGCCGGTGTTGTAGGGTGGGTCGATGTAGATGCACTTGACCCGCCCGGCGAGGGTCATGCGGAGATAGCGGAGGGCATCGAAATTATCGCCTTCAATGATGAGATTCTTATACCCTTCCGACCCCCCCCCCGCACGACAAGCTTTTGATAAAATCGAGGGCGACGAAATCCTGGTTCAGGGCCTTGTCGCGGTCGATTTCGTTGGCTTCCCACACCAGCCCGAAGCGCGTGGCGTCGCGACGATCGCGCGACTCGATCAGGCGGATCAGGTCTTCCTTGCTGAGATCGTCGTATTTCTTCGCTGCCATGGTAATCGATGTTGACCGTTTGACTGGGTGATCTTTTGGTACTGGGCGGCAGACTGACACGACTGAATTTTACGTTGCCTCACTTCGGAGGCGGCGCGCAGCACGGCTCATCGTCGTCGGCGGGCGTCCAGCCAGGCGGGATTTCGCCCACCGGGAACTTGGCCGCCGGGCAACTTCGGCGGGCCACGTGCACGGCGAGGTCCTGGCCCGAGACACAGCAGAGCGCGTGCTGCTTCAAGTTCTTCCTCAGCGCTACCGCCTCTTCGGCCGGAGTGCTGGCAGGCGCCGGCGTCGGCAATGCCTTCCCGGCGTAGTCAGCCAGACATTTAGCGCAGATCGCCAAGAGGTTTGTGTCAATTTTCTTCATCAGAACGTCACGGTTACAGGGCCAATAATCGTTCCTGGAACTGGCGGGACGGCGCAGCCGCCAGCGGGCGGCGGCAGGACGTAAGTCCCGGAGGGCGGGCACTTTTGGATCACGCCGTCCACTGTCGGCCGTGGAATGTTCAAACTCCAAATGCACGGTCCGATCACCACGGGATCCAAGCCGACGTAATAAACTTGCTCCTCCGAGAACGTCAGAACCCAATAATTGACTCCGGCGATCGTCGCACAAGTGATCGTGAACAACATGTAATAACCGCTGAGGTCCGAGTCACCCACGGTATTTTGGCCAGTTTCCCAGCCACTAATGCCAATCGAATCCATTGGAGGGTAAGTGCCGTCCTGCTCGGGGTAGGCTCCATTTTCGGAAATCGTGGGTGTCATCGTCGGACACGTCCCGTCGTAGCACGGGGCCGGCCCGCCGCAGCCACAGCAGCCGTTGCCGTCGGCCATGGGGACGGCGCCGAACGCGCCGGGACTGCCATTGATCGCTACGGGCTGAGCCATTTATTAGCTACCTGACGTGCAGTTTGTAAATGTCACGGGCGCGTCTACCTCACCGTCTACGTGGTAGATCAGTCCTCGGGCATCGTAATATTTTTTGCGCGTGAAAACGTGCAGAAGCAGAGCGTCGGGATCCCACACGATGCGCGGGTCGGTCAGATTGAGCGGCACGCCATCGGTGTCGCGGTCCCACGTCGCCGTGTCGGCCGTCGTGCTGGTCGGGTCGCTGTAGGGCAGCGATTTTGGCGTGGAGCGCGAACCCACGCCGCCGTGAGTCCAGAAAACCGTAGGGGAACTCGTGGGATAGGCGTAGACCCACGAGCCGATGTCTAGCCGGTTTCCCGTCAGGGCGTTTTCGTCGAGATTACAGACGGTGACCGTGGCCCCGGCGGTCAGTCCCGCCGGCATACTCAGGGCCGTCCCCGCCACGGCGGTGGTCGTGCCAGCGTAGATCGTTGCGGTGTACTGGGCGGCGGCGTCGACGGCGGTGATCTTGCAGGGATAGCCGCCAACGCCGGGAAGATATGAAAAAACGTACAGCGTTTCGGAATTACTCCCGTTGCCGCCGCGATTGCAAAACGCAAACACCATGACGGCCTGGCCCGACGCAACTGCGTTTTTTCCGACCGGCATTTGCGATGCGTTCAACTCGAAAAGGTTGGTCGCCACGACCGTCTCCGCGAGGCCGGGAAGCGTGTCCACGCGGCAGGACCATTGTTGCGACGGCGTGAGCCCCTCTTTCGTCACCGCGGCCTGCACGTTGTACTGCGCCGTGCTCCCGCCAGTCCCCGCGATGCTCTTGACGATTCCTGGCCACATTTCGATATAGAAATCGCTGTTTTGCAGGCTCGTTCCGCCCATCGGGTAGATGTTGGCGAAGTCGCGCGATAACTTCTCGAGCGCATCCGTGACTCGGCGCAGGTCCGAGCGATGAACGAATTGATCGTTGGGAAATTTCGGGAGATTGCTATTGTCGATCGGCATGTTAGACCGGGGGCAATTCCAAATCCATGAAGTTCTCGGCGCGGGGCGTGTACGCATAAACGCCGTTGGCGACCTGGCCATTGGCCGGCGCCATGAACGGCAACAGCGCGTTGGCGTTCTCGCTCACGTCGGTGGGGATTTGGTGCCGTGTGTTGTCTTCGTACAGCCCCAACTGGACCCAACCCTCTTCGGCATATTCCAGGCAGTACGTCACTTGATAAAGTTGATTGCCGTTTGCGTCCAAACCCAACGTTTGCGAATTGATGCTCCGGCATAACCAGTCGCAAGCATTGCCGACCGCGGCATAGGCGTCATTACAGACACTTCCGACATACGTGACCGTTTTTTGCAGGGGGCTACCTGTTTCGATCCGGGTGAATTCGATCACCAGATGGTTCACGAATCGGTTGATCTCGATGTAATTGGTGGCCGAACCCGCAGCCTCGTCGTCGGGGTCCGAATACGTAACGACAAGCACCTGGTTGGTGTTTGGATTGATATTACTCTGCACCGTGCTCGACGATGCCGATATGCGAATCTGGCATCCCGCCTTGCTGCCGAGCGCGCTGAGCAGGTTGTACCAACCGTATTCAATCGTGACAATCGCCTGGGAGCGCGACGTTCCGCCGCACGCCGGCACGGCGGAAATCCTCGTGCACCATGCGCCCTGGTCGGTGGGGTGCTGGTCGCCGATATTGACGCCGCACCTATAGATTGCCTGCTGTAGAGTATCGACGCCCGGAGGCAAACCCTCGACAGAGAAAATGCGCGTATACGCCGCTCCCTGCTGATCGCGCGATGCAGAGTTGCCGGCGCGGGCAAGGTCCGGACTGATGTGGAATGGTGAATTGGGCATGTGTTTCAGTTCTGGACGAAGCCCATCGCTCTGTGGAAGATGCCTTCGAGCAGTTTGTTTGCGATCTTCAGTTCATCCGTGACCGCCCTGCTCCCGCCGCCCGCCTTGTCGTCGTGCACGCCGGCGCCCAATAAGTGCCCGACCCAATTTGCCGCAGTCGCCAGCAAACCGGGATCCTTTCCAAGCCCCTGCTCGCCTTTCACTTTCGCAACGGCGTTGGCCAACTCTTTTTTGGCGTGCGCCCGTGCCTCTACTTGATGCGTCAGGTTGAGCGGGTCGCCGGGAATGTAGGTACCGCTGCCCTTGGCCGCATACCCGCCGCTGTGCCATGTCAGCAGGTCGAATCGCTTGGACTCCAGGTTGCTCAATTCGGTCTTGCGAACTTCCTCGCGCATCATCGGATCGGCATTGCGCACAGCCAGCAACGACGATGCCCCCGCCTGCACCGCTTGGCCGGCGATATCCTCGTAGTTCATGTGGTAGGCGTTCGCCTGCTGCTGGGCGGAAAGGCCGATGCCCTGATTCGCGAGTCCGAAACCATATAGCTTATTGGCCGTTTCGTTTTGAGCGGCAAATTGTACGCTTAACGCCAGCCGTTCAAGCGGGTTTTCCGTCATCCGCAATTGCATGCTCTGCTGCTGTCGGATCTCCAGTTGTTGCGCCTGCCAGTTCATGCCGATGCCGCGAAGTCCGGCAGACAAGACGCCGGTTTGCGATGCCTCCACCGATTCGGATACGCGGCGGCGTTCCTCGGCTTCGGCGTTGTCCCGAACGGTCTTTTGCCGAGACTCCAATCCGTTCCGATACGATTGCGTGTCCTTTTCCGTACCGACGATTGCAGCCATTTCCGCTTGCTGCTGCAACCCCAAGTCGGCCATTTTCGCGGCGAACGGTTTTCGTTGAAGTTGCAGCGTGGATACCGCCGCCGATCCGACGTTCATCGCCGTTTCGATGGTCAACCGGCGTTCGATTTGCACTTCATCCAGATCATGCTTAGCAGATTCCTCGTCTCGTTTTTTCGCCCGCTGTTGTCTTATTTCGTCTTCAGTAATCCCGCCCGCATGAGTTTTAAGCTCATATGCTGTTTCCGCATCAAATTCGTCCATATGGGCCGCATACATCCATCCCCTTGCTGCTTTACTACTACCCACAGATCCACGCTTTAAATCCCATGATGCGAACATTCGTTGTTCGGAAGCGCTGCCCGACGCATGAAGCAATCCGATTTCGCCTTGCTGGATTCCCAGTAATTTCGCCTGCATTTGGGCGCTAAGCCGCTGCTGCTCCGCAAGATTTTGCGCGGCCTCGTCGGCCTTCTGTAGGCTTGCCTTAAATTCCGGGTTTTCCGACAACACCTGCTCACGGGAAAGAGGCGGGGCATACCCCGATGGCGCCCATGCACCAGCGGCCCGACTGCGTGCCTCCGCCTCTACCGGCGCGTTTTTCGCATCGGTTATCTGCTTCTCGATTTCCGCCTTTTTGTCCGCCTGTATTTTCAGTCCGGAAATTTTTTCGTCGGCCGTCGCCTTATATGCGGCTACCGAATCTTCTTTGTACTGCGCCTGCTCGATTTTCTGCTGTATCCCGGTCGCGTGCAAAAACTCGCCGACTTGGATGCCGCGGTTCGCCTGAAACTGCCGATCGGATAATTTGCCGTGAACGTCGCCGAAAGCTTCGGCGCCGAGCGACACCAGTTGACCGAGGGCCGGGATACTCTCGACGGTAGAAAGCATCCTCTCTTTCGCCGAAACGTCGGCGAGCACCTGGCCCATCGCCCGCGAACCAGGATCGGCCATCAGGTTGTATCCGCTGCCGACCGCCTGCATCGCCCGCATGATTCGTTCGGGATGCGCGACGATGTTTGCCGCCTCGGCTCCGGCAGACGCTATCCTGATCGCCTGGTAAGCTGCGACACCGCCCGTCAGGTTCCCCAATGCGGCGCCGAGTCCGCGCACGCTCAGCAGGTTGCGACGATTACCGGAAAGACCTTTGCCACGACCTTTGCCACGACCTTTGCCACGACCTTTGCCACCGCCACCGCCACCGCCACCGCCACCGCCACCACCGCCACCGTGCACCGTTACCGTGCCGGCGTTGATCGTGACCGAGGCGACGTTCATAACCCCGCCGATAGACGTACTGCCACCGCCACCGCCACCAGTTGAACGACCACCGCCACCGCCACCAGTTGAACGACCACCGCCACCGCCACCAGTTGAACGACCACCGCCACCGCCACCAGTTGAACGACCACCGCCACCGCCACCGGGCACGCCCATCATCCAGTCGACGAAGCCGCCACCGCCACCGCCACCGCCACCGCCACCGCCGCCAGTTGAACGACCACCGCCACCGCCACCGGGCACGCCCATCATCCAGTCGACGAAGCCGCCACCGCCACCGCCACCGCCACCGCCACCGCCGCCAGTTGAACGACCACCGCCACCGCCACCGGACACGCCATTGGATGCCATCATCCAGTCGACGAAGCCGCCGCCAGTTGGACGACTTTCCGCCCGGTCGTGCTGAGCGTCGGTCGCAACTTGCTTGCGCTCCTCCGCCGGCTTGCCCTGCCGTATCCGGCGTTCCGCGCGGTCGATGGCGTCAAACTGGCTATCCAGTTCCATCCGCTTGGCGGCCTGCTTTTTTTCGTCGACCGTGGTAACGCCACGCGTCACGCCGGCGGTGAAAACTTTGGCTTCCAGCGCGTTGCGGGCTTTATTCAGTTTATCGAGCGCCGCCGTCGCCCGTACGGCCGATGCCGCAATGTCGTCGGCCCATTTATCGTTGCCCGCCGCTATCGCCGGCGCCGACATCATGCCCTGCATCTTCTCCATCGCTGCGGTGACGCGCGCGATGCTTTGCTCGAACGCCTGCACGTCGATGGTCGGCGCGATGCCCAGCCCTTGGCCGGCCGTCTTAACCAGTTCCGGCAACTTGGCTAACTCGGCGCGCAACGGGTCCAGGTCGCAGGTGATGGTGAACACCGCGCCGCCGATAGGTGTTGCGTTTTCTAGAGCCATGAAGTCACTTTAAGAGCCCCGCCCTTTTCGCCTTCGCCCGAAGCTCGGCAATCCGCGCCCGCTGAATCCGATCCGCCTCTTCCGTCTCTGGATCGTCACGTCCGATGCGCCAGTTGTTGACTAAATTCGCCTCCCGATACAAGTCGACGAACCGATTGAGCGGTATGGCAAACGGATCGCCGAGCCAGGGCATTGTCACGCCGATGCGGCACAGCGCCACGCGCAACGTCTGATCGTCTATGCCGCCGGAGCCGTCGCCGGAGCCGTCGCTGGCTCCGTCGGCGGCGTCACTGCGTTTGGGCCGGCATCCTCGCGGTGGTATTTCACGCCGGGCACGATCTTTTCGATGAGCGGCAACTGGCGTTCAAACGGAATCTCAAGAGCCGCCTTCGCGATGGCATCCGCTTCCGGGCCGTACGCTTTTTTGAGCGAAATCCGAAAGGCCGCATATCGACCGTCCGGGTTGGTCAGCCAGGGGATGCTGTCATTTGGCGGGTTGGCGTCGAACGCTTCCAAGTCCGCCAGCACCTGCAACGTCTCGGCGCCGGAAAATCGGAGGTTCTCGCCGAGAAGTCGCTTCATTTCCGTCAGATACTCACGACGAAACGCCAGCGTATCGTAAAAGCTAAAAACGGAAAATTGCCGGTCGGTCCCGGCAACTTCCTCGACCACGATTGAAACTTCATCCATCGGTAATCCTCAAAAGTTCATCAAATAACGGGGAAAACGCTGGTTTACGACGTGGCCCAACTATAGGTGCAGTCCGCCTGGGACTGCTTGAGCGCAATCGTCGTCCGCGCGGCGGGAACCAGCCGTCCCGTATCGAGAGAAACGCTATCGACGAGATATGTTCCGGTCACGGTGCACGCCGCCGAGCCGCTGGCTCCGGTCACGCCGACGTTGTTGTCAAAGCAAAACGTCGCCGAGGCGCCAACGTCGCCGTTGGTATTCGCCATGCTACCGAATCCAAGCGTGGTGCCGCTGGCCCCCTTGAACGGGAATCCGGTGATGCTGATGTCTTGGTCGGGCGTGCCGTTGCCGACGTAGATCGCGTTGAGCGTTCCGCCGTAGCAGGTCACGTTTTCGGTCTGCTGCCGCTCGGAGAATCGCATGGTCTGATAATCCATGAGAAATCCGGTGGGCAAAGAGACTGAACCAAAACGGGGAACAAGTAATCGTTGAGCCATGATGAAAACTCCAGGTTATCGCCGACGCAGCGGCTGAATCTTCCCTACGCGGGAGACGAGCGGCTGACACGGTTCGGGAATGTGAATCGGGGGCAAAAGCGTTTCGGAAAACGGACGCAAGCCGGCGTCAATTTCTTCTTTCATCCGAGTGGTACCGTACTCGTACCAATCGAACGGAATCGGACGCATGATCTTTTTGCACGGGCCTTGTTCGCACTTGAAATCAGTAAACACCACGGCATGAAAATGGGCCTTAAGATGGTCGTGCAGTTGCTGCGGCGTTGCGATCCACGGGCTTTCCGTGTAGCCGGTCCTCTCTTTCCCCTGCTTGGTTTTGATGAGCCAGTTCCATTGGTACATCACGGGCCTTGCCTTTCCAGAGGCAGCGGGAACGGCTCGACGGGGTCGGCCGGCAATCCGTTGGATCGGACCATCAGCACGCCGTCGTTGTTCGCGGTTTCCGCCAGCGCCTTCCACGGCGCTTTCTGTTCGGGCGATATGATGAAGGCCAGCCAGCGCGCCGCCTCGGCAAAATTGCTGTTGAGCGCGACAGCCTTCACTGCCAGTTCAACCGCTTCCTCGGCTTGTCCCAGCATCCACAGACATCGGGACAACAAATAGTGCGCGTCGATCCATTCCGGCCGGTGCATTTGCATCCTGATTCGCTGCCGCAAAAACGGCACGGCATCGGCGGGGCGCCACCGGTCGGCAAATTCCTTTCCGATGTAGTACCACCATCGGGGGCAGGCGGGGTCTTCGACCAGGTCCAGAGCGAGCATGCGGGGAACGCCCATGATGTCGGTTGGCCTTTCGTGCCATGGACCGCGGCGGTGGATGATCGTCAGGTCGATGAACGAAACGGTCTTAGCGATCAAGTATTCGTGCGCCCGCCCACGCCAACGGATGTCACGGCGCCATAGGCGTTCAGCGTGATGGGTGTGACCGCCGTGAGCTTCGGAAATCTGCACTTCGGCGCCTTCGATATCCTCAGCGTCGATCGCAGTCTCAACGGCGTGTTTCGCTAAAGCCGGGTGCGCAAACTCGTCATCGCACGACAGCCGAAACAAATAATCTCCGTCGGTCATTTCACCGGCGTACCGATAGAGCGTTGCGGTGTCGGTGATGTTGTCCGGCGAGGCCAGTACCGTGGCGCCAGCCTCGAAGGCGATGCCACGGCTTTCATCGGACGATCCGCCGTCGAAATACCATACCGGCCATGGTGACGACTGGATTGCTCGCCGCAGGTACAACGACTGATCTTTCCCGAACATGACGACGGCGACGGTCTTCATGGATTTGTCCCTTTCTCTAAAATCTGCTGGACCTCTTCGGACTTCTGATCGAACGTCGGTTGCACCCACGGACGCGGCGCCATCTTCTGTGTTCCCATTTCGAGATACAGACCGTACTCAACCCCAGTGCCCCAGCGCAGCGTTACCGCCTGGGCGTCGACCTCGTACTCAACTGAATCGTGTAGGTTGGCCGTCTCCCGGTGCGGGAATTGGCCGGGATCAGAGTGCGGCGGGCATGGCTCGTTGATATTTTCCTTGGCCTGCGCCACCAGCAGTAAGCCGGCGGCATCGAGCCTGGGCGATAAGATGGCCTTCACGGCTTCGATGGCCGCTTCGAGTTCATAGTCGATTTGTGGTTCGGACATGGCACTATTGGGCGGTGATCGTGCCGCAGGCGATTCGATTCCAGGTGGTAATCGTCAGTTGGGCGGGGTTGGCTGCGCTGAAAGAAAACGAGCCGCCGCTGTACTGGTTGAGCGTGTCGATGGTCGTCGCGCTATCCTCTCCGCTGACATCGATCGAGCCGTTCTTAAAAACCGTGCCCGTGGTCAGGTCGGTTCCGCCGGAGCGATTATTCAGCAGCAACGTGCCGGCCACACTGGCCGTGGTGAGTGTCGCCGAGCCGCTGACAACCGCGGTCGCCCCGGTGGCGACGTTGAGCGTGGTTCCAGCCGTTCCGGCGTTGAACGTGCCGCCGGCGATGTTGGCCGTCGTCCAGGTTGCCGCCGGTCCGGTCGACAGTAGCCCGCCGCTTTGATTGATGGTGGTCACAGTCGACGTTTCGCCCGGCGCGCCGACGGCAAGTCCAACCTGGCCGGCAACGACATTCAACGTCGTCATGGCCGAACCGAGCAGGCGAACGACCGGGAATCCGGTATCGACGGAAAATCCGCTTGTTGCTATGACGTTGACGACCGCCGTTGACGCGCCGACGTCCAGCTTGACCCGCTGCGGTCCTGGCGGGTTGCTGCCGTTGCTGGTCGGCGCGCCGATCGTGACGGTCGCCGCACCGATCTGCCAGTATCCGCCCGGCGCCGCCGACGTGCCGATGGTTCCGGTGTAACTCTGCCCGATGGTCAGGCTATTCAGGGCCACCGCCGACATATTCGAGGCGCCGATGCTCGCCAGCGTCACGCCGGGAACGGCCTGAACGTAGGCGTCGTCGCCGCTGGCCGGAGCGGTGCCCGTGGTGCCATCGGATTTAGTCCAATTGGCGCCTACGGTCGGATCGGTTGAAGATGAACTTGACCAAAAGTATTTGCTCATGGTGGGGTGATTTCTTTGATGATTACGCCGTCCGGCTTCGGCGGCAACTTTACGCCCATCGCCGCCGCCTCAGTGCGAGTCACGATGCCCGCGGGGCGGGGCGGCATGCCTTGGATCGGACCAAGCGGCGTTAGGGGTGGCATAGACGCCGCGGGATGCGAAGGCTGCGAAAACACCAATGGCGCCGCCGACTCCCGCATGCACGCTTCGTTGCGCCAGTTGACGTATCCGAGCATCGCCAGCGCGCCGCCCAACAGACCGCAGAAAAACGACAGCACGAATAGGGTGGTGATCATGGCAGCACGTCTACCAGTGAGACGAAAAAGTCAACCTTAATCGAAATGACCGACGCCCACGCCTTGCCGGATCGCGTTCCATTCCCGACGGCGCTGTCTTTGCCGTCTTGCATGCGCATGGCGATCGAGAAATCGAACCCAGTGAACGCTCCGTTAGACCAGCCAACGTTGACCGCCTGCTGGATGTACCACTTCAGTTGGTTCACCGGAACGATTTGCAGGTCGGCGAACGCCATCGACAGCGTGTAGACCTGTTGCAGGTCTTGCGTCTGCCAGGTCGTGTACGGGCCTTCCATCGCCTGCATCGATTGCCCGAGAATCAATTCGGGCAGGTCGCCCACCTGCACGACGGGCTTGATCGGAAACGGCGCCTTGCCGGAGTAGGCCGCCTGATTGCCGAGGCGCACCAGGGCCTTGATCCCGGCGTTGGCCGTCAGCGCCCCCCATAGGGCGGTGTAGACCTGCGTGAATGGATCGGGGGATTCGGCCATGGGGTCACTTGACGCTTTGCAACTTCGGCGCGACTGGTAGCGTGGGGAGCTTAGCCGCCGGAGCCTCCGGCGATTCTACTCGTCCTCGTCGTCCTCCTCGTCGTCCTCCGTCTCCTTCAGAATTTCCGCCTCGTCCGTCGGCTCGTCCGGGTAACTCCCGGAGTTCACCAGGTCGATCAGACCCTGACTTACCGGCTGAATCGTCCGCGGAACGAACACGTGGTCCTTTGGCAGCATAAAAAACGTCTCCCGGCGCAATCTTGCGGCGCCCTAAAGTTTCCTCGAATCGCTCCCGATAACTCTTGGCGTTCTTCCCGACCCAATCCGCAGCCGCTGCGTTCGGCGTCATGCCCGTCTTTTCGGCGTGCGACTCCATCATCTTCGCCTGTTCCAGGTTCGCCGACTTGGTTTCCCAGTCTCGAAATGTTTCAGGCGGGATATACGATCGCAGGGCGACGGCAGCCGTGTTGTTCAACTTCGCTGCGACCGCTTCGCCAACCTTCTTCCGCGCGGCAACCAACTCTTTCAGGTTCGTCGGCGCCGGCATGGACTTAACCATAGACTCGGCGGTGCTGGCGGCAACGGCGGTTCGGAAGTCCTTTACCTTGAAACCGGGAGCGACAGAATGCAGGTACTCGCGTACCTTGGCATCGCTCGTATTATACAGTTTTCCACCGTCTTTTGCCCGTTTTTTCAGGTCTTCCGCCAGCTTTTCATCGTCAATAACCTGATGAATCGTGACGCCCTTTTTGCCGGTAAAATGCAGGGCAGTTTTACCTTCGGGCGTCGTCTGGACGTGCTCGGCCAGCAGGGTGCTGGCGCCGTACGCTTTTTTCTCGGCTCCGGTGTTGGCATCGGAACCGATGCGGATGCCTGTTTGGTCGATCAGGTGGAGTACGGCCGCCTGTTCGGACGTATCGCCGGTGATTGCCTTGCGCAATTCGGCCAGTTTCGCCACGAAGGTTTTGACTCGGGCAAACTTCTTGGCCGCCTGCTTCTCGCCGTGCAGGTCGGAATAAACCCGGCTTTCGCGCCCTTTGGCGTCGGTCTGATACGCCTGTCGCATCGCCTTCGGATCGTCGCTCAAATGAAGGTTCGTATATCCGGGTGAGATTTTCAGCCGTTTCAGTCGCTCGGCGTGTTCGGGAACGTGCTCGACTCCCGACGGCTTGTGCGTACCGATGTAATCACCCGCGGCGTTGCGCTCGATTCGATGAAACCCCGGCTTTGCCGTTTCTGGATTCGGAGCCTTACCGTGCTCTCCGATCTCAGCTTCGCTTTTCCCGATCAAATGATGCGGGCCGGCAATGGCCTGCCCATCTTTGATGTAAACATGCGCGCCGTGTACGGTTTTCCATTCGCCACCCGCCAACTCCGGTTCGTCTTTGCTCATCAGCATCGCCGGCGATTCAGACGACATCGACATGAGCCGGGGCGCCGTCGGAAAGTTGGGCATAGTCTGCGTCCTGTCTTTTGTAGCGGCGTGGATGAAATGCGCTTCCATAGTGGTTCCCGGCCATTTCGTTTCGCTGTTTTTCACGTCGTCAACGCTCATCGCCGACGGCAGGTCGGCACGGGACACGGCCAGCAGACCATGGCGGCTGGCATCACGGATGCGCGCTTTGAATTGATCCATCGTCAACGTCGGGTCCAACTTCCGCGCCTTTTCGTAGACGTGGCTGATGAACACCTTGTTGGAGCCGAAGCCGACGTCATGCTCGTCGGCCAATTTTCGAACCGTGCTGGCGAAGTCGGCCAGGGGGGCGGAATGAAGGCTTTGATTTGTCGGCGTGCCTGCGGCCACTGAATCCGTTGCCGGAACGGTTCGGCTATCGCTTGATGCGGGCGAATGCTCCATCGCCGCCTTGTGGAACGACTCCGATTCGTCCCGAGCGTTGAGCATCTTTGCGAAGTGCTCACCTGATTCGGCTGCTGGCTCCGCTTGCCCGCGCTGTCCATGCTCCGCGGCCTCAGCGTCTTTTTTGTCCGACCACGAATGCAGCGTATGCCCGACCATCGCTTTTGGTCCGGCGACGATCTTGCCGTCCGGAGAAAGAGCGACCTTTGCGCCGTGAATCGTTCGCCAAATTGCGTCGGGAGGAATGGTCATTGATACTCGACAAAGCAACGACAATGCGTCATGCATGGTCGAGTGCCCGGCAACGGCATGGCGCCAAGCGGCAACCATCCCGCTTCGGTAATCTCGGGACACGACGGGGAAAACTCGGTGGCGTGGCAATGATGGGCAGCGTCGTCTAACACGTTCCGCTCAAGCGTGAATACCGCGGCATGCGATTCACGCCGCGCGTTGGAGAAGGCGCCCCAGCCGCTGGCCGCATACAACTCGGATCGCGCGCCGATTTGTGCCTCGCTCTTGTTCCCGTCGACAATATCGGACACGAAGTCCGCCAGTCTGCCGAAGTTGTAGTTTAGCGTGGCGCCAACCTTGTCCTTCACGCCGGTCAGTACCGCGCCGATCTTTTTCGTGAAGTTGCGGAACCCGCCGGACGCCAGCGCGCCCACGGCGACGTATTCGCTCTTGACCGTGCTCGCCATCGCCTGAACCCAGTCGGGCAGCGTCTCCGGCTCGATTGCGTATCGAGCCAGAGAACGGACCTCTTTCTTGCACGCCTCAACAAACTCGCTCGCCAGTTTTCGCACGTCAACGGGCTTGTCGGCGCCATCGACGTACTTTTGCTTCTTGGCGTTCCAGCGGAAGCCGATCAGGTCCAGAAGGCCACGGAACGGCTTGGCGATCAGGCGTTGCCAGAGCGAGCGCGCCGGCGGGAAGTCGGCGCCCGTGATGTTGGGATCGGGCGGGATCATCGCGCTTTAACCGCCTGGGACTTTCCCGACTCAACCAGTCCCTCCACCACATCGACGAGCTTCGTCAACCTGGAGTCGATGCATCGCTCCATCTGCTCGGCCATCGGGTTGCGATACGCTGGCCGCGGGTTGGCGAGCGGTCCTTCCGGCGTCGGGTCAGCGATGCGTCCCGGCGCCTCTTTGATGCACTTGATTCCAACAAGTCGCTGCAACAGCGATTCCCAATACGCCTCCGGATCGGGCGTATTTTCCCCAGCGTCCGGCACGGGGTGAAGTCGTCGAAACTCGAACTCATTGAAGGCGCCGCCCTGATTCCACGGTCCGACGGAACCGGAAACGACCTCGAAAACACGGCCCTGATTCTGCTTGGAAATAGTGCTCATAGCGATTCTCCGAGAGAGTGAATGAAAGCGTACGGCCCGAACGCCGTACGCGAAACGCAAAACGACGGATTTCCCGCCGTTCTGCGTGGTTTAGCAGTTGACGATGCAGATACCCGAGGGATATTCGATGGTCAGGCCGCCGTTGAAGCCTGCATGAATCTCCAGGCGTGCCGGAGTTTCCTTCGGAGCGTTCATGCCGACGCCGCAGTCCTTGACGTAATTGTACGGACCCGGCGCATTGTCGGGGTTGTTCAGGCACATGGTGATTTGCCAGTGTCCGAGCGCCACGCTTCCCGGTCTTCGTCCGATCAGAACGCCCTTGCCGTTGGGGATGTACTTACTGAATTGCGTCACAGAGTTGGTGATCGGTCCAGCCACGGCCTGATTCTGGTAGCCCTTGTCGTAAATTTCGACAGCGGGAAGGCCCTGACCCTGCCAGAAATTCGACACGTCCTTGATGGTGTTGATCGTCGCGCCAAACGCATTGCGACGGCCGCCAAAATCGGTCGCGTTGGTGTTGTTGACCAAGCTGTTGGCCGTAACCTGATTGACGTACAGCGTGGACTCGGGTCCGAAGCTCGTGCCATGGCCGACCGACTTCTGTTGCACGGTCTGGATGTCGGCGATGGGGGTCGCCGTCGCCGTCGTGCTCCACGGAATCGTTGCCGTAAACGTCTGCAACGGAAATGTAACGGTGTAGACGTTCGGTCCCGCCGGGCCATTGGTCGTGCTGACGGGGCCAAGGGGGATATTCAACGTGCCTGTCGTCAAAAGGGTCCAGGTGTTGAATTCCTTGCGCGCCTTCATACGGCTAAGCAACAGGCGGCTGGAATCGATCACATAGTCATCGATCTTGAGCACGCGGTCGGTCGCCAGCGGATCGCAACGCTGGAGAAGTTCGCCTTCAGTGATAGACGTGAAATCGCCATAAACACCGGGCTTGTGGACAAACTGGCTCTGGCCCTGCCGTTCGACATACAGAGGCTTTCCGTCAACGCCGCGCATGGCCATCAGGCCATAGGCGTTGTCTTTCTGCCACCACCGGACCTCGAACGTCCGGCGCGGTTCGTCGGGGAAAAGAGAAAGGCCCAGGTAATCAGCAGGCGAGGTCGCCATCAGGTCCGGCGCAATCTCATACATCTCGGCAGCGGACGGGTAAACGATATTTAACATTGGAGTGCTCCCGGCCCGCGGGCCGAAAAGCGCTTCCGAGCGAGCGAATCCGAGAAATGTCAAGGTAAAAACGGATCGGGCGACATTGCGTCTCGGTCACAATGCACTCGGCTAGCAAGGCCGGCCCGTCCGTGGCTCAATCAGGTGTCGATGGCTGGATTACGGGAGATTCCAGAATCCATAGGGTTGAAGGATGTACGCCGACGGGCGGGAGATTTGGATGTCGGCGATGTTGCGACCGAACGCCGGCGTTGTGGTCGACTGGCTGACCGTGCCGGTGCCGACGACGGCCGACGTAACGGGCGGGATGTTTCCGATTAGCGTAGCCGTCAGAATCAACGTGCTCGTTCCGGTCGCCGTGGCGATTCCGGCGGCCAGCGTATCGTTGTTCCAGGCCGTCTTGAGCAGCGTCACGATGCCCGTCGCCGTTTGCGTGGAGCCCACCGTCGCGGTGACAGTGTGAGTGGTCGCATTCGGCCAGGTGATCGTCAGCGTCCAGACGTCGCCGGTGGTGACGCTGCCACCGGGGGTGATCGTGATCACGCCGGAGGTTTGGCCGGTGACGGCCGGAGTTGTAATCACCAGGGCAACCGTGCCCGTTCCGCTGACGCCGGCGGCAAGGTTCATCGGGAGTCCCTTGGTTGCGGCGGTGACGATGAACGTGCTGGAGCCGCTGGACGCGCCGATTGCAACCAGGTCGGGGTTGGCGTTCCACGAGGCGATAAGCCCGGTGACGACCGCTGCGGCTGTCTGCGTGGCGCCGACGGTAAACGTAGCCTGCGCCCCAGCGGGCGACGTCACGGTGTAGATGTCGCCGGTGGTCGGGTTGGTCGGCGTGACAGTATCAACTTCCGCCGTCGGCGAGCCGGTGGGCGACGTGAGCAGCAACTGCGGGTCGAAAACGCCCGAGGTGAAAATGCCCGAGTATTCCAGCCCCGTGGCGTAGAAGTCGACGCCGGCTGGAGTGCCGGAGAACACCGGATAGAAAATACTGTTGCTGTCGGTGGCGCCGGCGACCTGATTGAACCCGGCGAAAATTTGGGTGCCGTCGGTGGCGTCCTTGTTGAAGGCGTAGGCCAGCCCGTTGCTGGTCTTGATGCCGATGGCCTGGCCGCGGGCCAGGGTAAGGCTAGGCCCGAACGCCACGGGGGCGATCACCGCCTTGCACGGAATGGCCGGGACGAGGATCTGCGCGCCCGGTGCAAAATAATAGGTTTGAGCAAACATGAGGAATCTCCAATAGGAGGGTTGTTGAAAAACCGCTTACCGGACGCGGTTACATTTCGGTGGGTTAGGGTTTGGGGACTTCCAGCCCGATGCTGCCGAGAAGTTCGGCGCGACGTTCGGGAGTCAGCTTGCCCGTTGCGGCGTGATGGTCGGCGGCGGCGGGGTTCTCGCGGGAAAGCAGGTGTGTTGTCGCCGTGCGGGGCACGGTCTTCATGCTCGAAAGAACTTCCTGCAACAGCGCAACCACGATTCCGGCGGGGCAATCCTCGGCGCCTTCGTCGCGAGAAAGCATCAACACCGCTGGCTGATCGGACGTGCCGGCAAGAATCGACTTGACCTTTTTGGCGATGCCAGGGGTGAACTCGGGAATCCGTTCAACGAGCAGGTCGATGCGGTCGCCGATGCGAAGCGATCGTTCGGCCAGAACGCCGACGGCCTCGGAAGGCTCGCGACTCATTTGCAGAACGGATGCCGCCTCGGCTTTCGCGGCGTCACGCTCGGCATTCGCTTCGTCGGCGGCCATGCTCATTTGCAGGCACATTTCCTTCATGTCGCCATGGCTCTTCGCCACGGCGTCACGGTCCTTGAGCATGGCGTCACGGTCGCTCATCAACTTGACGTGATGCGTCAGCATGCGCGACATGACCTCATCGTCGGCCATTCCGGCGGTTGCGGCCTCGTCGCTGCCGCTCAACTGCATGATCGCCTGAGTTTTGTGCTCGGCTTTCATAGGAGTATCTCCTTGTGGTTCAGCGGCGGAGAGAGTGAACACGAGTACGTCTTGCTGGCTCTCTTCGCCGCGCGATGCGGCCAGCAATGGACCTTGTGAATCGGCAACTGGGACAGGCGTTATGGCGATATGCTCGATGCTGGCGCCGGGATATTTTCGCCCCTGGCCGTCGACGAAATCGCGCTGGATGCCGATCGAATTGCGGTTGCGGGTTGCCTCGATAATGGCGTCCTGGCCGATCAACTGCATTTCCGGGCAGAGCCATTTGTCGGCGTCAATGTCAGCGCCGACGATCCAGCCTCGGGCGCTGCCAGCCTTGAGACTGTGATCGGCGACGACGGGAATATCGATGCCGTTCTCGCGCATCGCCTTAAGGTTTTTCAAAACGTCCGCGGCGTCGGCATCGGACAGACGAAGCGATTCACGCTTGCCGGTCTTGCGGTTCAACGCCGAGTAGGCGGTGTTGAGTTTCATCGACTTGGCGCGCCGGTATGCGATCGGAGCGCCGAGCATGGACGTGGGACGGTCGCCGGCCGCGATCTCAGTCAGCGGCTCGCCGACGATGTATTGGGTTTTTGCTGACATGATTTAATCTGCCTGGCCGAACGCCTGGCGATATTGCGGGCTTTGGAACCGCGGCAACTCCGGCAGCATCCGCAGTCGGTGTTGCGCGGCGGTGATGCTACCGGGCTTGGAGGGGAACGCTTCGCCGCAGTCCATGCAGGTATCGGTTGGTCCGGCATGGTCCTGGCTCGTCTCACGCTTGAGCCGATGAGAGCCGCACTTACAGCGGGCAAGATTTTCGGGGAGTTCGATTTTCATTCTTCGGTCGCTTTCTTCTTCGGCTCGTTCATCGAAACCTTGTTGCGGCTTGCGGCGCCGACGGCCTTCTGTGCGTTGGTCGCTGTTTGTTTGTCAGCGGCGGCTTTTTGCTGTTTTTGTGCTTCCAGACCTTCGGCCACCACGTCATTGATTTTGCCCTTGAAGTCGGCGGCGCTGGCGATGTCCAGGTGTGAGAAAACGTCTTCCCAGTCGGGGATTGATGCGAATATCGGCGCCAGTTCGGGGTTGCCCATCGCCGTTTTCAATAGGTCGGTGTAGACCGCGACTTTTTCGTCCACCAATGGCGCCGGCTTCAGCGTGATGCTGCCGCGCGCTTCCTCGCCATAGTTGAGCCAGAGCAGGTCGTCGACGACGCCGGGCACGTTGTAATCGTGATGCCCGTGGCTGATTTGTTCGGCGATGTCATCGTCAATCAGTTCTCTGTCCAGTTCCGCCGTATCGGTGTGGACTGACGCCTCGGCTTTTGTACCGTGCGTTCCTTCGATAACCGCTCGCTCCGGCCATCCCCACGATCGAATCAAGAGAGTGTCTTGGTACTGCGACTCCCGAATCAATCCATCAATCGCCGGCGTGTACGATCCGCTGTCAACGATGTCGATTTTCCACGGCGCCAGCTTGGCGAGTTCTGGGTTGCTTTGCAGGTCGATGTCCTCGTACTCGGTCGTCGGAACGGATACGCCTTCGCCGGCGAAAAGACGCCGCATAATCATGTCGGCGATGACGCCGTTGTCCTGCCGACCGTCGGCGTCGGTGGCGCCTTTGATCGGCGTGCGGCCTGGGCGGTAGTACATGATCGGAAGATTTCCGCTGATCTTGGCGGCGAGAATCGCCTTGCGCAGACGGGTGATGTTCGAGTCAAGCCACGTGTCGTACGCCGATTCGTGCCGGCTGAAACCGTGCAGGTTTCCGCATTCGGAATTGTTGCTCAGTACCAGGCTTTCGGAGGGCGCCAACAGTGCCGAGTTGGCGCCTTGCAGCCCTGCATAGTTGCGCGCGCTGTCGCCGAGAATGTAGGTCGTATCGGGCAGCAGCGGCTTGAGTTTGTCGAGCAGGTAAACCCAACCGTTTTGGCGTTTTTCCTTCAGCCAAACCTTCTCGAACGGGCGCCATCCGCTGGCAAGGTATCGCAGGCACTCACGGATCAGGAAATGCCGCTTGGGCAGCAGTTGCGATGAAATGAAATCGATCGCCGACTGCGGCACGGCTTTCATGCTGCCGGTCGCATCGTCGAAATGAAACTCATCATCATCAGATAGGCTGACTCCCGCCGAAGCCTTGACGGTCCATTGGCTCGCCGCGATAGGTCCGGTGATGATTGAATAGATTAGGTTGAGCGTCGGATGCAGGCTCATGATTCGGTACAAAGCCTGATTACCTCGAGTCGGCAAAACGAGGTTGCCGCCGGGCGACAGTCCACCGCAGAACCATGCCCCGCACATGCTGATAGGGATTCCCGGATATGCCGTGCCGGCCAGCCCGGCCACGCTGCCGCCCATCGCCGAGAACGACATGCCGGCGAGTTGGTTGCCGCCGTAGGGGCCGACGCCGTAGCCGGCGGAGCCGTAGTTCTGTCCGGCTGTCTGCGTCAGTTGCGGGCCGGACTTTTCGCCGATGCGCGGTTTCTCTTCCGGCCTGATCGGCGCTGATCCGTCGAAATAGGATAGACCGTCGGCGATGCTGGCGATTAGTTTTGCGTTGGAGGCGGTTGGCATGATCACATCAAAATGACGGCGCCTTCGCGGCGGGATAACTTGCGCTGCATACAGGCGTATCGCAGAGCATCGCAGGCGTCATCGTTCACTTTCATCGGCTCGTCTTTGGCGATCTTTCCGTCGGGCGCCGTCGCCCATGAATAGCATTCCAGTTCCTCTTCGAGACAGGTGGGTTGCTTGGCGTCGGCTAGATTCGCATCTTTTTCAACGAGTGAGTCTCGGAGAATGTAGAGTCGCGGTCGGTCGGCAGTTTTGCGGAATCGCAACGATACCGACTCGATTCCCAATCGCACTTCCTTGCGGGCTAAAAGTGTCGGGCCGAGTATCTTTTCCAGAGTGGCCCGGTCCTCGGCGTCGTGATCGGTCACGGTACATTCGTATCGCTCGCCGACGGACAGGGCGTTGATTTTCCCGGCGTGATCGCTGACGAGGCGACGGCTCATATACCACTGCCGGTAAACATACATCCGGTCGTCCTCGTCAAACGCCGCCCACAAACAAACAAACGGATGGACGTAGCCGAAGTCGATGGCTCGGATTCGTCGCCACGAGTCAGGAATTTTGAACGAATCAATAAGATGAATGTCCGGGTCATACTCCGGGTAAATCAGACCTTCAGCGGCGGCCCATCGGCCAAGTCGCAATCGCGCGTGACGTGTTCCCGTTAGCGCATCGAGCCGGGAAATGTAAACCTTCCCTCTCGGCGTCCAGCCCGAGCCATCCCAAAGAACCGGGTTGTCCTGGTGGTGGCTCAGTAGCCTCGTCATGCGACCGGAGTTTGCGCGAAGATTAAGCCAGTGACCTGGGCCTGCTGGATTGCAGTCGGCGACAGCCTGCTGGAACGGCATCACGCCGTTGCGAAGTCTTGTTGTTAATTTTTCCCAGTCGTCTTCCGTCAGTTCCGTCGCCTCGAAAGCGGCGATCAGGTCATATTCAGTCGACATGATTCGGTCGGCGTTGTCCATGCCGCCGACGACGATCGATGATCCGTTGGGATACTCATACGATTGCCGAACTCGCCGAAGCGTTGAATGCACATCGGGATACAGGTCGGTGTTTTCGGGAATGACCTTGCTTTCATAGGTGACGAGCACCGATTCCGTCATTGACGCGCGAGTTTTTCGAACCAGCAGGGCGCGCGAGCCGGGGCACTTGAGCATCCAGCGATTGACCTTCTCCAGTACGGCGCGCGTCTTGCCGGTTCCCGCCGGCCCGGCGCAAAGAATCTCGGAGTCGCGGCAGGGGAAAAGAGACTTGGCGCCGCCTCGTGGTCGGTAGTGCCGAGATGCGTCACGTTGTTCATTTTGGTACTGACTCACTTGACTCACCAGAAACGACTTACGACGATTTTCGGGAAATCGCCGAAAAGATTCTTGCGAAAATTTAGATTTTGCCCTTGCAATCGTCCCATAGTTAGACTATAGTACTCTCATCAATCAAACGACTGGTTGAGCCGAGCCTGCCGGGTGCAGGCGATGCTGGTAAAGGAGCTAAGATGAAGACTCTCGAAATCACGTCCAAGACGACCGACACGCAGATCGAAGTTCACGCCGCCGCTGAATTTTTCGATGGTCCGCAGAAGCCGGATCACTGCCGGAAACTCGTGGCGGTCTGCCAGCACCTGCTTTATCAGATGACCCGCGGAGTCGCGGAAAGCCGACAGGCGATACGACAGGCAGACGAAGTGTTCGATGGACTCACACCCGCCAAGGCGAAAAGGGTCGTCGATGCGTACGAGCGGATGGATTCAGAGCGGTCTAAATTTCTTCAGCCGAGTCCACTTTCCGACTACGAGAAAGCGTTTTTCGCGATGAACCCGCACGCACGGCGGGATTGACCCTTTACCCGCCCTTCGGGGCGGTTCCCTCCCGTCGGCCTTAACGGGCCGGCGGGGGCTTCGGGCCGAGTGGCCCGCCCGAGCCTGCCGGATGCAGGCTGCTGGTAAAGGAGCAATCATGACCATAACTCAAGCGATCCGCGAAATCCACGCAACCCACGGCAGGCACCGTTCCGCGGCATCGATGTACGCCGTCGCCGCCGACGGCCGAAAGTACAGTCTCAATTGCGGTTACGAGGATCGGCTGACGCATTATCCCGTCGACGGCGGCGATCCGACGGACGCGGACGAGTCGACCCAGATCGTCCGCATCGACAGCGATTACGACCAGTTGGGTGGACGCCTGATTGTCTGACTTTTCCGCTAGTCGGTTTGCCGCGATGTCGCCCTTGGGCATCGCGGCTCCTCTTTATTTTCCAGCGTCGTCGCCATCACTGATGTCCGCGAAACTCTTAATTGGCTTGCCGCCGGTGGTATGGTCGAACGCTTGTTTGGGAACGTACATGCCCGACATTTCCATGAGCATGCGGCGGTCCATGAACCCGTTTCGGCCTTCCTGCTGCGCCGTCTTTACCGATGCGTTAATGATCGATCCGACGTTGGATCGGATCATTTGGAACACCGCGTTCTTGTGCTGTTCCTTAAACCATGGGTCGGTCATTATCCCGTAGAACCGGCTTTCACTTATCTTTGCCGCATTAAAGCGTTGTTCGTTGGTGGTGTCTGGCTGATTGAAGGCGGGATTGACCAAAACCGCCAATAGGTTTTGCTCGGCTCTCGTAAGCCTCCTATTTTCTCCAATTTTTTTTGGTGACTCTTCGTCGTGCTCTGCCATGATTTATTACCAGAAAATCCCGCCACCCTTGTCCGGCTTTGGCAACTTCCGCATGCCCTGGGGCGTGTCGCCGTCGCGCATGCACCGCAAGGTTTTGCTGTCTGGCGCCCACGCGCAGTAGTCCGGTTTCTGGCATGCGGGGCAAGGATCGGCTTTCGTAACGGGCTTCCATCCACTCATTGGTCGCCCCCGTTCATGGCCCGTTCGGCTATCCACCGTTCCACGGTCTCGCGACGCCAATAACGGACCTTTTTGCCCAGCGAGATGTCCGGCCTGGGGAATTGCCCGGCAGACACCCAACGGTGTAGCGTGCGCTCGTCGGCAGGAACGTAGAACTTGCGGATGAGTGCCAGGGTGAGGAGTGCGGGCGGTTGTTGCCGCTCCGCGACGGCCTGAGCCTGCCGATGCAAAAGGGTTTCACTGGACATGCGGCACCGCCTTCCCGGTTTCGGCAGCGCGAAGCGCCAGTGCCTTTTCCACGGCGTCGGGAGCGAACAGCAGGCGCCCGCCGGCGTTCAAGTGGGGAATGTGCCCCGCCAGGGCTTCAGAGCGAAGCCACCGGGTAGGCACCCGTAACCGCCGGGCCATGCTTGCCAGCGGCATAAGTGTCGGTGTGTTTTCATTCATGCCCCCAGCGTAGAACCCGCCCTGTGCGCCATCCGTGCGCCGTTTGCGCGCCGTCTGTGTTTATCCCGGCATTCCGGTTTTTTCAGCCGGTAGATGCCTTGCTGCACCTTCACAATCATCGTTCTCCACGCTTCATGCCTTCGGAACGTGGAAGCAAGGCGGTAGTTTTCCGCGTTCGATCCGATCACTTGGCCGATTGTCTTCTCAGACAGCCCAAGCCCGCCCTTTTCGTACTCCGCCCACAAACACCCGACGGCCTTCGCCTGCAAACCATCATCGAATGTGTATTTCGTCCCAAACCAGTTGACGGTTGTGAAGTCCGCCGAATGGCTCGGCCCTGCGGCCACTGGATCAGGCTTGCCGCTCGCAGCGTCGGCAGGCGCCGGCCCTGTCACCGCCGCGTCTGTCAGGCGCTTGGCTTCTATCCACACCCGTTTCATTTCCAAGCCAAAGGCGTTCCAGTCCGCCTTCCGGTTTCGGTGATAGCGTTCCGACGGGGGAAGGAATTTGCACGCCAGCAGCACGTCGGGCATCGCCAGCCGCACGGCCTCGGACAGGTCATTCAACTGCTGATACCATTCCTCGCAAGTCTTTTCGTGCATCGCCATGACACGAACGTGATGCTTGCGCACGTCATCAGCGCCTTCCACGCCGTTGGCCTTCAGCCGGTACGCATCGCCCGTCTCATCCTGTTCCTGCCACCACCGGCGCGCCGACTCGGCATAACAGTTCATCAGGGAGCTGCAATAGTTGCTGATGCCATATAGCCGGTTAAGCGGGTGCGCCAGGTCATCGGCCCGGCTCAAGGCGGGGAAGCGGGCTTCAGTTTCGGCAGGGCCGGCAGTGCCCTCAACGGGCAACATTGCCCAGCGGCACCAATCTTCGATCCTTCGGACGCCCCGCGTCGTGTTGTCATCAAATTCAAAGTCATTGAGAACCGAAGATGCATGCGTATGAAACGCTCGCACGCGATTGTGAATCTCCCGGTAAAGTTCCAGTTCGTCGGCTGGCGTTGGGCCGTGCCCACGCACTCTTTTGCGCAGTTCGCCCAGCCCATAGTTCACCCGCTGGATGATCTTGGCGGGCGTGTCCCACGGTTCCAAGCGGGGCTTATGCTTGGCGGCATAGTCCCTCAACGCCCATTGCACTCGCGCGGTGTCCGCATCGGAATACGGAATGCCATCGGGCGGCAACGGCAACGCGCCGACGTTCTCCCATAGTCGAGTTCTTTCATCGGCTGCGCGGGCTTCAAAATCGTCGATGGCCTGGGTGTGCCGTTGGAGCTTCCGCCGCTCCGCAGGGGTTATCGTGAAACGCGGGGCTTCTGGCATGGTTCACCTGTCGGTAAAAACGGGTCGATCCGGCGGGCGGGCGGACAGGTGAAGAACGCCACGACCGCCAGGATCGCTTGACCGAACCGCCGGCCGGCGGCCCGATCTTCCCGAAGTCATTGTACCCTGTCGCCGAACCTCCGCGAAACATTGCGCGGGCTTGCGCCACACTGGTGCATGGTGCATGTTGCGCGGAGGGTCTCAAAATCCAAAAAGTCAAGAAGCGCGGCCGAAAACAACCCGAGGGTACGTATGCCCCTCCACAGTACCTTGGCACCTTGCCCAATGCCCGCCAGCCGCACGCCGCCGCACGCTCGGGCCGTCAACCGGTTTCTGGCGGGGTCGATCTTCCCGGTCGTCCTGGGGCGAGGCGGCGCCCGTGCGTAAGTAAGTCACTTCGATGCGGTGTGTGGTTGCCGTTCAGTCACCGGCCAAATTTTGGCTTCGGGAGAACCTATGGGGCGTAGGCCTGGGCGTGAGCCGAGTAAACCCGCCGCTCTCGTAAGCCTCCTATTTTCTCCAATTTTTGCGCCCTTTTTGCCTACCTTTGTCAAAGGCGATGGCAAGCACTGGCCGCCAGCCGCTGCCATCGACTGCCAACGGCAAGGTTGACGCACCTTTCCGGACTTTTGTTCGGTTCGCATCTTCAGGTATTCCCGTTTTTCGGCGTCAGTTTCACTACGCCGACGATCATTTTGCGAACGTCCGCCGGCAGGTCCGGCCATGCGTCTACGATGCCCTGCAAATCGGCATCGGCAACCATCGGCGGGCATTGTGTTGGTGACGCTTTTGGTGCGCCCGAAGTCGAAACATGCGGTTTTCTGGCGGTTTCCCGCATGTTTTCCGTAGGTTCAAGTCCTACATGGCGCACATTCACCCCATCCCCGCCGGACGGGGTTTTTTGTTGCCTATCCATGCCATCCAAAAGGGTTAACGGTATTTCGGAGTGCCCCGTCGGCTTGCCGATGGATGCCGAACAATACCCTATCCGGGCCGATGAAGTGGTGACGCTTTTGGTGCGCCCAGCCGGCAAGGGGTTGGTATTTCCAGCTTCCACCGGGGCGTCATTGGTGCCTGTTGCTTTGTTCGCCCGGGGTTCGCTCCCCGGCAACGGCAGCTTCTCAACCGCGCCGGACAGGTTGAACACGCGGGCATCGGTGTACGTCCGCATGGTTTGCTTCATGTCGGTGTGCCTCATCAGGGCCATGGCTTCGCGGGGCATCACGCCGGCTTTGCTCAACAACGTGCCGTAGGTGTGGCGAAGGGCATGGAAGTCCGCGCGCCGGCCATCGCTGTCTTTCCAGTCGATGCCCGCTTCCGTCAGCCATGTCCGATGTTGATCCATCGTCGGCGTGTCGGGGAATACCCGCTCATCGTCGCCGGCTTCACCCCGCAAGTCCTTCAACATCGCCGCCAGGTCCGCCCGCACCGGCAGTTCGTCGGCCCGACGTGCCTTCGTAGCCGCCGCCCGCAACGCCAGGAACGGCATCGGGGCATTCAGCCGCACATCGGCCCATTTCAGGTCCGCCGCCTCTTGCCGTCGCAACCCGGTGGACAGGATGAACCGATACAGCGTCTTGTGCGGCTCCGGTATCACCGCCAGCAACCCCGCCAGTTGTTCGGCCGTCAACGCCCGCCGCTCGCGCCGCACGTCGGCGGTTTCGTCCAATTGCTCCATGCCCGCCAGCGGGTTCACCGCCAAGCGTTTCCGCTTCACTGCCCATTTGCAGAAGGCTCGCAAGGTTTCATGGTATTGGTTGATCGTGCGCGGGCCGATCCGCCCATCTTCCGACTCGGCTTGCTTCTGCTCTATCGGCGTCTCGCGCCACCGCGCGAAGGCATCGGCGGAAATGTCCGCCAGCAACTTCCACCCGCACAACTTCAACAGCTTGGCCAGTCGCTTTTCCACGTTGTACGTGTACTTGTCATCGCGCCCCAGCGCCCGAAGATCGGCAACATAGTCGGCAATGTGTCCAGCCAGGGCCTTGCCACGATGCGCCTTGAACGGGTCAATCAGCCCTTCCACGCCCTGGGACTTGTTCCGTTCCAGCCTTGCCGCCAGTTGTTGAGTAGCGCCCTTGTCCGTGTGTCCTTTGACGATCTTCGGCTTGCCGTCCACCATGATCTTGATGGAATAGAACCGGCTTTCCGCCCACGTCGCCCCCGGCGTCTCTTTCGAGCATCCCCGGCCTTGCCCATTCACCCATCGACCACGCTTAAAGATGCTTGCCATAACGTCACCTGCCTTTCACCTGTTGCCCCGGTCATCAGTGTACGTACGTTGCTACCTAGTTTGCAACTATAATCGGCGTGATTGTGAGTCTACAACCGATTGCCTTTGCGACTCTCTCCGCCGTGTCCAGTTTCGGGACACTCTCGCCCGATGCGATCCGCCCCACCTGGGATTGTGGCATGCCGGCCAGCTTGGCAATCTGATACCGCGTCACCCCGCGCCGCTCGGCTCGCGCGATCGCCTTGCGAAGATCATCCGCCACGCTCTTAATTCGCTTGCTCATCGGTCACCTGTCCTTTTCCATGTCATCAGCCACCCCCGGCCCTTCTCGTTTCTGTCCGTGCGGCGGATAACCATTGTCGGCCAGTTTGGCGTCAATGCACCGCAAACGGTAACACCGCAATGCCGCCTTCAACAACCGCCGTACGCGGACCTCCACCGGCGGGCCGTCGCCTTCGGCTCGAAACGAGAGTATCCAGACGGTCATCGTCCGCCCCCTTCCATTGCGTCCGCCAGTTGCTCGAGCGCCGCCCGCTCGGCATCGGATCGGCTTGCCAGCTGAAAGTTACCAAAAGTGGCGTTTCTGATGAAATTCCCCAATTGTGTCAAAGTGGCACAATTGGACGGACATCCCAACCATTCCCGAAGATCGGCGCGTCGATCGGCGTCGGGTTCCCTGCCGATCATCAGCCGGGCCGCGTCCTTCCACCGGCCCGCCAGGATCGCCAGCAGTTCCGGCTTACGGGCCTTCAATGCCGCCTTCACGTCCGGCGTCATCACCCCGGCGGGCGCGTCAAACGATAGGCGGTCATCCTCGGCGGACAGCAGCACGCCACGGGCTTGAAGATCGGCTAAGAGTGTCAGGGCGGTCATAGCTCACCCCGCTCCCGGCCGTCGCCGTGGGAGTCATCGAAAAACAGAATATCCTTAGAAGTGTCACTGACAAAACTGACAGAAGGGGGTTTTGTCGGTTTTGTCGGTTCATCCCGTAAGGATATTTGAATTTTCGGGTTGATGGCAAACCGCGTCCGAGTCTTGTGCGCCGCCGGCTCGATTCGCTCTTCCAGCCAATGAAGGGCCAGCAGCACGTCGATAGCCGCTTCGGTGCGGTCCCTGTCCAGCCCGGCCCATCCGTTGCGGTAAATATCGCGTGCCGCGAACGGGTTGGACAGGTCGCCGGCCTGTATCCTTGCCGCCAGTAGATGGGCCGCCACGGCAGGCGCTTCGGTCACTGACGAGTACAGCCGCCGGGCGTGTGATTCCAGATACCCGCCCCACCCGATTGCCTTCTCGATTGCAGGCAGAGTCACCGGGCCGATACCGCCGTCCAGAAGATGAAGGATCAGGGCCAATGAAGGAATGAGGCTCCGGTACTTTGCCAGGTGCGATTCAACGGCCGGATGCAAGTCGCCGGCTCGCAACCGGGTTTCCAGTTCCAGCCGCCACGCATCAAAGGCATCCTGTGCGGCCGGATCGAACCGAATGAACGGCAGGGCATCGCGGTCAAAGTTGTCTCGCTCGGCTTGCACGTCGCCGGCCATCAATTTGTCGAGCCGTTCAAGGGCCGCGCTTGCCTTTGCCTTGGCATCGGCATCAGGATATCGATCCACGTTCACCCATGCCTTCGGCGCGTCGGGCCACACCGTCAATTGAAATCTCTGAATCAGCCCATCGTCGCCGCCGCCCCCGGCCACGGCGCCACGTAGATAGTCGGCAATCACTCCCGGCTGGATGCTGCCAACGATGCTCACGATGGCCGCTTCAATGTCCAGCGTGCCCCGGCCGATCCGGTCATAGGTGTAGCGCGAATCGCCGGCCCATGCCATCAAGTAGAAACCCCTGTCCGCCTCATGGCCTTCCCGATCCATCGACCGCAAGAAACTGGCCAATTCATCGCCGAAGATCAAAATGCCGTTGGGGTTCTCTGCCAGGATCATCCCCAGCTTTTCAACGGTCGTGTCGTTCACCATGTATCGCCGGCGCGTTGGCTCATCGGCTTCAGCGCCTGCCATCGCCTTCGCGGCCTGCGCGATAATGTCGGCGTCCTTCCCGTCCTTCACCGCCTGGGCAAGCTCGCTCTTGCGAACCCTCTTTGTCGCGTCGGCCACCGCCATCGCCGTCTCATGTTCTTCCATCGCCTTCGCGTACTCTTGCTTGGCTTCCACTTCCAACCGGGACAGGTATTTCAAGACCTCTTTCATCGCCGGCGTCTTCATTAATGAAGGGCGCCCGACGTTCATCCCGTACAGGTTGGCGACCACTTGCCAGTCATCCCGCCGTTTCGGGCGAATGGCCACCTTGCGGCCGATCATCGCCCCAGCCATCACCATTGCCGTCGCCGCGCAATAGTCCGGCGGACATTGCATCCGGGCGGAAATGTCGGCTATCCAGTCGTGAAGGGCATTGGGCAACAACGCGAAGTCAAAGGGCATCACCGCCGGCAGCCCGGCCGGCAGGGCTTGCGGATCGGGCCACGGCTCAACGGGTTCCACGTCTACCGCGTCAAGCCAGGGCATCGCGTCCGCCAGCGCAATGATCCGCTCGGCAATCTCTTTCGGCTTGTCGCCTGGGTAGTCGGCAATGTACTCCACGATGTCCCCGCCGTCCGGCAGCCCCGGCAGCGCAACGATCTTCACCCGTGCGGGCGGGTCCAGCCGCATGAGGATCTTCACCACGTCGTGGGCGTACTTTCGGCCCGGCTCGTCATGGTCCGGTAGGATCACCACGTCCCGGCCCGCCAACGGGGTCCAGTCGGATTTGTCCGCCGATGATGAACCGTGCGCCGACGTTGTTGCGGACAACCGCAGCCCGCGCGCTGCGTCTGTCGCCTTTTCACCTTCCGACACCCACACCGTGCCAGTCGCCGGCAACTCATCACCTCGATAAATGGGCCACAATCCCGGCGGATCGCCGATGATCCATCCGGCATCGGTGCGGTGGATCGGGCGGCATTGCTTCGGCTCGCCCGGGACGTCCCACCGGCCCACGCGTGCCAGGTCACCGGGATATTTCCACGTCGCTACCAGCTTCCCGCCCGGAACATAGCACGCGCGGAATGCCGCCTCCGGCGTCGGGTAGGCTGTTGCGGTGGGCCTTGTGTCGCCCGATGCCTGAGGCTTCGGCCTATGGGCCTTTCCGATGTATGCAGTCGTGTGGCCGCTGCCGCCGGCCTTCCCGCCCACCTGGGTGACCTTCCCGTCATTCCGCCAGCACACCGCCGCCATGCCATCAGGCGCAATCCGGCAGCGGTTCGTATGCGAGCAAACCGGGCATGGTCGATCTTTCGTGGCGCTGGGCCATTTGGTGTCGCTCATTTGACGGCGCTCCCTTCCGCCCGCTCGGCTATCCACCGTTCCACGGTTTCCCGCTTCCAGTAGCGCACTTTCCCGCCCATCGCAATGTCCGGCCTGGGGAATTGCCCGGCGGACACCCATCGGTGTAGCGTGCGTTCGCCAGCGGGAACGTAGTGCTTGCGGATCAATGCCAGGGTGAGAAGCGCGGGCGGTTGTTGCCGCTCCGCGACGGCCTGAGCCTGCCGATGCAAAAGGGTTTCACTGGACATGCGGCACCGCCTTCCCGGTTTCGGCAGCGCGAAGCGCCAGTGCCTTTTCCACGGCGTCGGGAGCGAACAGCAGGCGCCCGCCGGCGTTCAAGTGGGGAATGTGCCCCGCCAGGGCTTCAGAGCGAAGCCACCGGGTAGGCACCCGTAACCGCCGGGCCATGCTTGCCAGCGGCATAAGTGTCGGTGTGTTTTCATTCATGCCCCCAGCGTAGAACCCGCCCTGTGCGCCATCCGTGCGCCGTTTGCGCGCCGTCTGTGTTTATCCCGGCATTCCGGTTTTTTCAGCCGGTAGATGCCTTGCTGCACCTTCACAATCATCGTTCTCCACGCTTCATGCCTTCGGAACGTGGAAGCAAGGCGGTAGTTTTCCGCGTTCGATCCGATCACTTGGCCGATTGTCTTCTCAGACAGCCCAAGCCCGCCCTTTTCGTACTCCGCCCACAAACACCCGACGGCCTTCGCCTGCAAACCATCATCGAATGTGTATTTCGTCCCAAACCAGTTGACGGTTGTGAAGTCCGCCGAATGGCTCGGCCCTGCGGCCACTGGATCAGGCTTGCCGCTCGCAGCGTCGGCAGGCGCCGGCCCTGTCACCGCCGCGTCTGTCAGGCGCTTGGCTTCTATCCACACCCGTTTCATTTCCAAGCCAAAGGCGTTCCAGTCCGCCTTCCGGTTTCGGTGATAGCGTTCCGACGGGGGAAGGAATTTGCACGCCAGCAGCACGTCGGGCATCGCCAGCCGCACGGCCTCGGACAGGTCATTCAACTGCTGATACCATTCCTCGCAAGTCTTTTCGTGCATCGCCATGACACGAACGTGATGCTTGCGCACGTCATCAGCGCCTTCCACGCCGTTGGCCTTCAGCCGGTACGCATCGCCCGTCTCATCCTGTTCCTGCCACCACCGGCGCGCCGACTCGGCATAACAGTTCATCAGGGAGCTGCAATAGTTGCTGATGCCATATAGCCGGTTAAGCGGGTGCGCCAGGTCATCGGCCCGGCTCAAGGCGGGGAAGCGGGCTTCAGTTTCGGCAGGGCCGGCAGTGCCCTCAACGGGCAACATTGCCCAGCGGCACCAATCTTCGATCCTTCGGACGCCCCGCGTCGTGTTGTCATCAAATTCAAAGTCATTGAGAACCGAAGATGCATGCGTATGAAACGCTCGCACGCGATTGTGAATCTCCCGGTAAAGTTCCAGTTCGTCGGCTGGCGTTGGGCCGTGCCCACGCACTCTTTTGCGCAGTTCGCCCAGCCCATAGTTCACCCGCTGGATGATCTTGGCGGGCGTGTCCCACGGTTCCAAGCGGGGCTTATGCTTGGCGGCATAGTCCCTCAACGCCCATTGCACTCGCGCGGTGTCCGCATCGGAATACGGAATGCCATCGGGCGGCAACGGCAACGCGCCGACGTTCTCCCATAGTCGAGTTCTTTCATCGGCTGCGCGGGCTTCAAAATCGTCGATGGCCTGGGTGTGCCGTTGGAGCTTCCGCCGCTCCGCAGGGGTTATCGTGAAACGCGGGGCTTCTGGCATGGTTCACCTGTCGGTAAAAACGGGTCGATCCGGCGGGCGGGCGGACAGGTGAAGAACGCCACGACCGCCAGGATCGCTTGACCGAACCGCCGGCCGGCGGCCCGATCTTCCCGAAGTCATTGTACCCTGTCGCCGAACCTCCGCGAAACATTGCGCGGGCTTGCGCCACACTGGTGCATGGTGCATGTTGCGCGGAGGGTCTCAAAATCCAAAAAGTCAAGAAGCGCGGCCGAAAACAACCCGAGGGTACGTATGCCCCTCCACAGTACCTTGGCACCTTGCCCAATGCCCGCCAGCCGCACGCCGCCGCACGCTCGGGCCGTCAACCGGTTTCTGGCGGGGTCGATCTTCCCGGTCGTCCTGGGGCGAGGCGGCGCCCGTGCGTAAGTAAGTCACTTCGATGCGGTGTGTGGTTGCCGTTCAGTCACCGGCCAAATTTTGGCTTCGGGAGAACCTATGGGGCGTAGGCCTGGGCGTGAGCCGAGTAAACCCGCCGCTCTCGTAAGCCTCCTGTTTTCTCCAATTTTTTTTGGTGACTCTTCGTCGTGCTCTGCCATGATTTATTACCAGAAAATCCCGCCGCCCCAGCCGCCTATTGGGTTGATCCAGGGCGCCGAAATCGCGAGCGAACGGACGACACGCGGGGCGACGACGAAGCCTCGGTCTACGTCCGGAATCTTGTTGACGATGATTCGTTTGATTTGTTTTCGGGCTTCGCATTGCGACGCCGCGAATTGCCCGGCCAGGTTCTTGCCGTCGTCTTGGAGTCCGCGCTTTTGGTACAGCCAGCAGGCGGCAAGGATGGTCGCCTGCTGCGAGAGAATCGTGTAGGCCATCGACGTTGTGGGGAACGGCGGCGTTGTGGTTCCGGTCGGGTAGCCGAACCAGGCGAGTGCATAGTTGATTTCCGACTCGGCAAACTGGATGGCGCCGAGGTATCCCGTTGTGTCGGCGCCCGGCGTTTGGTTGTTGAGGTTGGACAGCAGGTCCATCGACACTTGGCCGAAAGCGTATGCGATAGCCGATTGCGAAGTCCAGAACCCCGAGACGCTGCCGACGGGCGGAGGCTGGAATGTGAATGACTGGGTGACTTGCCCACTAGTTTGCGTCATGTCCGCGGTGACGGAATAGAACGTCGGCGGTGGGTTCGGATCGGTAAACGTGGCACTCCAAACTCCGGCGGCGTTACTTAGTGAGATAGGCAGGGAGACGCCTACCGGCGCCATGTTGGTGTCGCTGCGGGTCAGAGCGGTGACAGTGACCGCGCTCATCGCTGTGAGCGGCTGGAGTGAAATGAGTACGTTGGGCATTCGTTCAGGTAATGACTTGGACGGGAGGAGGAATGATTACGGTGACGGGCGTGGTTGCCGCTCCGGCGCTGGCGAGTTCGGCGCCCTTAGTGCCCGTCGTGTAGGTCGCCGTGTCGGACCAGACCGATGATGCGAAGTTGGCGAGTTCGTCGAAATTGACCGCCGCTGTAGCGCCGGCGGTTTTCCCGGCGACTTGAATGACGTTGGCTGGCACGGGAGTCGCCTGATTACTGAGGCTGGCGACGGAGCCGGCCAGGCTGATCGAATAGGTTCCGGGGTTGATCCCGGTCACTTGCGCCGGCGCCGCGTTAAAGGCGCCGCTGAGGTTCGGCAAATATACCGCCAGCCCCGCGAACCAGTGCTCGCCTGGCGTCGGAGAGTTTAAGCCGATGCTCAAGGTAATCAGGTATACGCCGCCGCCTTCATCTGTCGCCGAGAGGACCGTGGCGAAACGGCCGTCGATGCACATGATCGCGCCGACCGGCGGCGGTTCCCAGCCCGGAGAACTTGATCCATCGGCGTAGGAAATCTCAAATACATAATTAGACGTGACCGTGCCAACATACCCATCGGCGAACACGTTCAGCGCGAATTGTGGCGCCGAGCCGCTGACATCCGCGCCCAGCGGAACGAGCAGGGCCGGAGTCGTCAGGCCGTAAATCGACGCGCACGCGTAGGACAGCGTCTGCCAGGGTTGACCGATTGATCCATCGTTGTCCGAGGAGTCCGCGCCAGCAGGACCGTAATAGTAGACTCGCTGGGTGATCGGATTGACGACCGCCGCGATCGCTCCGGCCGTCGCGAAACCACCATCACTGTTGACTTGGCCCGCCGGCATCAGGGCCGCAACGCCGACGCCGCAGACGGCGATCGTATAGAGGTAGGCCCGGTCGACCGCCGACGGCGCGGAGCAGATAAAGACAAACTTGTATACGCCCGCGCCGTTGGCCGTCGTCACGTCGCCGCTCAGCACGAACTGATACATCCCGTCGCCGATCTCCGTGACCGCCTGGCCGCTGAGGATTTGCGTCGTTCCGACGTACACGTCGACCGTGATCGACGAGGCCAGACCCGTGGCGCCCGCGCCGGCCAGCGTGAACGCGGCGACAACTTCGGCTGATTGTCCGGGCTGGAAATCCATGGCGTTATATTCCGAGGGCGGCGATCTGCGTAGCCAGGGCGGCAGCCTGCAGCGTCAACTGGGCCTTCTGCGCCGTGGCCGCGGCGATCTGCGTTTGCACGGCCTTGGCCGCGAACGCCGCGAACTGCTGCGGCGTCACGCCAGCGGCGGAAACCTGCTGGGCGACGACGACCGCCAGCGGCACGATCGTCCCGACGTTGTCGCCGGTCACGCCGGCGCTAGTGAAGGCGGCAACTAAAAGATCAGCGGTTAAAGCGGTCATAAAACAGTCTCCTAGGCAGCGATTCCCGCCGCCCACAATTGGGCGATCTGAACCAGCGTTAAAATTGAGGAGTGAATAGACACCTGAGCCAGTATTCCGTGTAGCTTGTCCACCGCACCATAGACGGGAGTGGTGGCGCCAAGGTTAAGGCCGCAAGTGGCGACGCCCGTGTTGGCGGCGGTCACCTCGCCGCAGAGGGCGCCGTCAATGTACGTTTTCGCCGCGTCGGCAGCAGTCGTATACGCGAGCATGTGCCAGGCACCGTCATTCAACGATCCCGATGCCATATATTTGGCAAAGTAGTTTCCGCCGGGCGTGTAGATTTCGTCTCCATTCGGAGATCCGATAAGATACCAGTCAAAGCCGCCCACGGCGGCATCATCGCGATTGCTGGCGACGTGACCCCCGGTAATCGACTCGCCCTTGATCCACGCAACCAGCGAAAAATAATTGCCCTGCGGGACAAGGGGTCCTCGCCCATATTGTGTCGATCCGTCGAGCGACACGGCGCCATCGGCGGACGCTCCCGCAATGCCGGCCACGATCGGCGGCAATCCCACCAGCGTGGCGTCATAACCGTTGCCGCTGGCGTCGGGCCATGCCGCGACAACCGGCTTGCGCCAGTACGCGATGGGCGACAACGACGCCACGATCGACGCGTAGGTTCGCGGCGGGGAAGCGTCAGAGGATGCCAGGCCGGGGAAGTTCATGCCAGAGTACAGTCACCGCCGCCGCCGCCTCGGCGAAGAAACTGTCGCCGGCTCCCATTTACCATCCGAGGAATTCCAGACAATCGCCTGCCCATTCGTCGGCGCGCTAACGCCGGGCGCAAATGCCAGTTGGTCGAAATAGGTGATTATCGGAGTCATTTCACCACCGTTCCCGTTTCGGTGACGAGCGGGTTGGGTTGCGGCGCCCACAGCCGAGCGTCGTAAGCGATGCCCGGACGGGCCAACTTGCGGATGTTTCCGGCGAACTTGGCTCGGCTGGAAACCTGGCTGACCGTGACGGAAAGTTGCCGCACGGAGTAGTCGGCGTGCTGAGGGGTCGCCGGGAATGGCAGACAGTCGGTGAAGAACGTATTGCCCTCAACGTCGGCGTCCACACCGTTTTCGATGGTCAGTTGCGGTCCGCTGCTCACGACGCCCTTGTCATTGATTGTGGTACGCATCGTCGTGAATTGATTGCCGGTGATAGCCACACGAACGAACTGGCCGGGAGTGCCGCCGCTGCCCTGTCCGCAGCGGACGTAGGCGTTGTCGCCGGTATAGGTCATACCCTTGAGGACAATTCCATACCCCATCCTGATCTCGACGCAGCCCTTGTCGTCTGCGCCAGTTTCCACTTCGCAGTTAATGAACTGGACATCCTCCGGCATTGGACAACCGGAGTCCTGGTCGGTTCGCAGCGTTGTTTCCGCGCGGCTCCCGCCGATGACGCTATTCTGGACGAGGACACTAGAACCGCTGACGTAGATGCTCACCGTTGTGCTGGCGCCGAGTAGGGCATTGCTGATGGCGCTGGCCAGGCAACCCGAGTCGAAAATAGCGTTTTGGAAGGTCGCGTCCGACGTGCGATAGTTGACGGCGTTCAGCGCGCCGCCCTTGAGCGTTCGAAAAAGGACGCAGGCGCTGGCCACGTCAATGCCTGAGAAATCGAGATGGCCGTAAACGTCGAAATTGGTTGAGGGGCCTTTCGGTAGTGAGCAGGCGAGAGTCGGGGCTGAGGCGATGGTACGTTTGCCCAAATCGACGACGCCAGGGCCGCTCAGTACCACCGAGACGCCCGGCTTGATAGTGACGTTGCCGCGAAGTTGATAGGCCGCGCCGGGCAAGAGCATGAAATGGACTCCCGTCACCGCGGCGTTGATCGCCGCTGCAAGATCGTCGGTCGGCTTGACTGTGATGGTTGGCGCGCTCATTGGATTTCTTTCCGTGGTTCGATCTGGCACGGTTCTTCTTTGCACGGCAGTTTTTCGAGCTTCGATTCGATTTTTCCCAGCGCTGACGAGTGCTGGGCCAGGACGTTGTTTTGCTGCTCGAACATCCGTGTGTGACCGTCCAAAATCTCCGGCAGGCGCGGGATAAACGGCATTATATCCGCGAGCGCGATGATGCCGCGGCAGATTTTCACAATCGCCGCGGAAAGCCTGGGCAGGGCTTTGATCGCGCTGGCCAGCAGGATAATGGCTCCTAAAAAACAGGCCATCCGGGCGCCCCACGTCGTCTCCTCTGACGACGGAATAGCAGCGATAAAGGGATATGGTTCCATTCGCGGTTGCGGATCAGGGCTGCTGAGAATTAAACCGCCTGCGGCAGGATCGGCGCCGCAGGCGGGAGCGAAACGAGAGTTTTAAAAACCTGCCGGCCACCACATTGGCGCCGGCAGGGAACTGAGGACACACATTGCGCCGTTGCGAGCTATTTCGTTTGGGCCGTGCCCGTCGTCGGCGGGACGGTGTTGACCGTGACGCTGACCGACGGACCTGGCGCCGACGTGCCGCTCTGGAAAAACTTCAGCAGCCAGGCGAAGGGGTTGGCGAACGGCAGAAGGTGGAAGATAGTCGTTGCCCACGTCAGCCCCGAGGCGCCGGCGAATAGCCCGAGGAGGATGGCCACCGTTCCGACCGCCAGCCAGGCGCCGACGATGATGGCGATGACCCACTTGGCGGCCAGTTTGGTGCGGTCGCCAACCCACTGAGCGTGCTCTTTCGCCAGTTGGGCGGTTTGGGCAGCCACCGTGAGGTTCAGTGCCGCAATTTTGTCGCCAGCGGCCTTGGCGGCGGTCCCGGCGGCGGTCAACTCGGCTGCATAGTCGGCGTTGAGTTTCGACAGCTTGGCTTGCAGGTCGGTCAGCGCCTGCTGGGCCAGCGCCAGCGCCGCCTTGCCCTGGGCATCGGCGTGTGGGACCGCCGCGGCAATGTCGGCCGCCGCGGACTGCCCGAACGCGCCCGCGCCGCCGGAATCGAACGCCGGTGCGATAATCGAGCCGCTGCCGGCCACTTCGCCGGTGGGCGCAATCTGGCAGCCGGCAATGAGCGTTGCGGCGAACAGGAAGGCGATGAATTTCATTGAAAAAACCGTTGGCCGACAGATGGGGACCGTCGGCCAACGGCAGGAGGGGAAAAATGCGCCGTCAACGGACTGCGTTGAACCATTTTGGCCAGTCGCGAGGGTCTGGCGTGTTTCGGTCGGGGCCTGACTGGTAGCCGATCGTGTGCGAGTCGGCCATATGCACGCTACTTGGGTTCTGGCAATTCGGGCACAGGTGATGCCCCGGCGGCAGCGGCGCCAGGCACTCAGTGCAACGTGAGTATTGCTGCAATGGCGCCATCAAATCGACCTCAGTAAATCGGGGTGCAGGCTTTGGACCCGGCCCCGACGAAATTGCGACGGCAGCGAGACGCCGGCGTTTGCCATTTTTTTGCGTGCTCGTGCCAGTCGCTTTTTGATTGCTTGGGGTTTAACGCCGAACTGAGCGGCAAGCTGCGAGTGCGTCTTGCCCTCGTAAAACACCGCAGAAACAGCCTTTAGCTGCCTCAGTGTCAATACCGCTCCCATCTACACTAATGCGCCAAGAGGGTACAAAATGCGGTTTACGGACTCAATAATGCACTTTAAATTCCCACGTCTGGATGCTCTTCGCCCCGCCGAATCGCCGACCTGACGCGACCCAGGTCGATGCTGCTGGTGCTGCCGGGCAGCATCGACAGCTGCAAATCGCTCATCCCCGCGTACTGGCAATCGAGACACACGCCGCGCGCCGACAGGGCGACGGGCGGCGTCAGCGTGCCGCATTGACGGCAGCGGCGCATCAGCGAATCGTCACCGCCGGGCGGGAACGGCGCCAGAACGTAGGTGCGATTGCCGTCCTGGTCGATGTGCTCCTCGCCGAACCAAAGTCCATCGAACCATGCCGACGACGGCAGCATTCCGCCGACGTAGCCGCCGCTCGGGGCGTTGGGCAGGCTGATCGGGCGCCCCTGCAATGGCCGGCGCATCTTCCGCAGGTGCTGGCGTTCGTGGAACCACAGCAGGCGCGCCGGCTCGGGGAATTTGCCGGGGTGCTCCTCGGCGTCTCGGATCAGGGCCGTCAGGTCGGCTTCGCGCACGCCGTGCGGTATGTTTTTCGGCAGTTTCGGAACTCGCTTTTGCGTTCGCCGTTTGTCCGCCACCATAGCCTTGCTCCTGACGCGAATGTGCCCCGAGTATACCACCAGCCCGTCAATCCCGCGCAACCCGTTTCCGGATTACGCGGGTACCTTGAGTTGCCGCGACTTGCCGTGCCGGGACCAGCCCATCCCCGCCGCGCCTGGCGCAGCCATTTCGCTTCAGAAATATTTCGGGTTCAGTCCGCAGATCAAACCTTGCCCGCCGTCGAAAATGAACGGCAGCGGCACGAAATCGCCTCGCTCGTTTTTCGCCGGAACGTCAATGTATTTAACGTCCGGCAGCGTATCGATCAACGAGTGATACTTGGCAGCGATCCAGTGCTCTCCCACCATCAGCACGTCGGATGGCCAAGGGAGACACGAAGGGTTATCGGCACCTAACGCTGGATCGAAGTATCGATCAAACACCGATTCCGGCCTAAACTTCGGACCTTCGAAAGCGCTAATGATAACGGGAGGCAACGTGTCCGGTTCTGTTGTCGGAGTCCTAACGATGATCTTCCCGTCTGTTCCGTACTGCCATCCGCCGACGACAAACGGCCTGACGATCCTCGCATCGAGGTACTCTGCATCGTTCGGATTTAAGCAAAATTGCTGGATGTTAATCATTGGCATAATCGTCCTTTCGTGCCGACCTCGCCCTCTCCCTATCGATTCGCATATAGAGCGTTCCCGGCCTGATTCCCATTGCTAATGCCGCCTGGTTGATGCTCGGATATCCCAACGTCGGGATGGCTGTCGTCCGTAGTTTCCTGTTCGGTCGTTTTTTGTCCCGGTTGCGTTTTTCACCACGCCGACCGAATGCCCGCTTGCGTTCGAGAATTTGCTGCGCCGTCAGGTTCTCGGCGATGATCCGCCGAACTTCCGTCATCGTCACGTTGTAGCGGCGGTGTATCGTCTTTTTGCTATCCAGCCGCAGGAAATCCGCTGTCACGGCTGAGATGAGTTCATGGCTGCGCTTTTCTTCCGCCCACCGGCGCCGCCGAGCATCGCGCTTTCCTGATTTTAAATCGAACGCGACCCGCGCCATCTCTCGCAGTCTCGCTCGGGCCAGGCGGTCAAGTGTGATCGTCGGCACGCCATCGTCGTAAAGACACATGATCTATCCTTTGCTTTTGGGCATTGCTGGTGCGGCCAGAGAATCTCCGCGAGATCGTAGGTTGTCATCCGGCCTCGCTTTAGTGCCTCGCGAATGCGATCGTCCAACCTCATGTCCGCCTCCGCTTGCACAGGTGGCCATGTTCCATGAATTCTCCACAGAAGGGGCAGTCGGAAAGATCAACTCGCTGCCAGCTTGACTCGCCTTGCTCCCAATGCGATCGGCTCATGCCGCAGTCGGCGCATAGCTCGATAGAACCCTTGATGTCCGGATCCATCGGATCGTCGATGAACGTCGTCTTGGTGTGGTCGCACACATCTTCGCGCTCGGCCCTGGCCGCGACGTCTTCGCCCGTCGATAGGTCCAACGATTCCATTCGCAGTCCGTCCGGAAGCGCGCGAGGGTGCGTGAATCTAACGCCGGTCACAAGCACGCCAGCGGATTCACTTTCTTCGATCAACACAGAGCCGGAGAACCATCCGGTCTTGCCGTTGGATAGGGTGAGTTCGACTTGCTGAAGACGTTGGTCGATCATTTTCCAACCCCGTGATACTTCTTCGTGATGTCGGCAGCGCGCTGCCATTGGAGGTCATCGCCGCCGGCGCAGCCCGCTCTGGCGAATGACGTCCGCGCCGTCGCTCCGCATCGCCCATCAACCCACGAATTCCAGCGGTCGTATTTTCCGGGAATGCTCGGCGTTGCGCTGATGATGGAGCCTCGGTAGTTTTCGGTTATAGACCTGTCCACTTTATTCCTCCTTTATGACGGTCCCGAATTCCTCGAATGTCATGCCGGCCCCGAATTTGTAGGCTATGCTATGGCCGGTTCCTTTCGCATGCCGAGCTTTGGATATTTTGATAGTCCGGTTGACCGTGACCTGCCCGTTTTCAGTGAGCGTGTTTTTGTAGTCGTGCGCTTTGATCCAAATGACTGTTTGTGTAAATCGGGTATACGCCGCACCACCACCAACGTCGGCCAGCCCGTTTGATTTGTTCGAAAGTTTCGGATGCGTCACCAAAACCATCGAAGCGCCATTGTCTCGCAAAATCTTCTGAGTGTTGATTACAAAATGCCGGTCGTCGTCCCACCTCTGCTTCCCAGTGTCGGCAGCCGTGATGGGATCAATGGCTATCACTCGGCATCCCTCTTTCGCTCGATCATTCACCCAGTCGGTTAAATCCGTCAGGTGCGGGAGATTCGCCGGCGGGGTCCATAATCTCGCGCCGAAAGAATCGATAAACGCGCGGTGTTTCTGCTCGATGGCGCTTGCGTCGGCGGGGTGGTCCCGAACCCACTCCCAGTCGAGCATTCTGGTGTTGCCCTCGATTTGCGCGATTGCCCGCAAAAGGTGCGAGCCATCTTCGTCGGCCTCGAGCTCATACATGGCGAACTGAACTCCCATCTTGTGCCACGCCCGAGCGGCTTGGAGAATCCAGAATGATTTACTCGCGGCCGGATCGCCGCAAACCGCGATGGACGAGCCAGGAAGCAGCGCGTGTGTGAGCCGCGACAGGTCGCGCCATTCTGCCGGCCATGGAGCGGCATAGCGTTTCCCGCTGATCGTGTCGGCAACGAGTTTTGTAACCTTGGCGCTCGGGCCTGTGCCTACCGCGTCGGCGACCACCTCAGCGACAGCGCGATATTCATCTTCACGATTCGAGAATCCAAATTGAGAAAGGTAGTCTACGCAATCGCTTTTCTCTGGTAGCCCATGATCCTCGACGGAGACGAGCAAAACCTGCGGCGGGGGAGTGAGACGGCCCAAAGCCGCCGCCACGGCGTCGATGTACTTCTGCCCGTTCTCGTCAAAATCTCGCCACAGGATTACTTTTTTTCCGGCCAGGGGGGCCCAGTCGGCCTTGTCGGCGTTCATCGCGCCGGCTGGCGATGTCGTCGCCGTCCAGCCGGCCGCCCGCAAGGCCTTCACGCATTTTTCGCCCTCGACCACGATCACGGTGTCCGCGGCTCGCACGGCTGTTCGGTTGAAAATCGGCCACGGCTTCGGAGGCGCCTTCTGGACGTATCCGCCAGCCTCCGGCCGGGCCTGTATGAAACTTTTCTTGCCGGCGTTGTCGCGGCACCGAATCACGACCATGTCCACATTGCCTGTGTCGGGATTTGTGTAACGATAACAGTCCTCTACTTTCCAGAGCGCCGCCGCTGAATCGAGCATGGATTCGATAGTTGGGAAAATCCGTGGCGCCGGCGTGCGTGGCTCGTCTGACTCTTTCAGCAGCTCTTCCACTGATTTCCCGTTTGACAGCGCTCGAACGTCAATGACATCTTTGACGACTCCGCAGGCGTGGCACTTGTATCGCCATTCGCCCTTATCGTTTTGGTAGATCGATCCGCTCGGGTGATCGTCCTGGTGCCAGAGGCATCCGATGGTTTTTCCTTTGAACACGGCGCCGGCGTTTTTCAGCGCCTGTTCGAGCGCGCCCCGGTCAGAGTGAAGCCGCCGCATTTCCGTTGTTTCCATTTTTGCTTTCGGGTTTGGGTTTCCAAACGACGTGGAAATTTTCCATGATGTGCCGCTCGATTGCGTAGTCGTCTCTGCCGGCGGCGCGCTCCGCGGCCACGACCTCTTCGACCGTCACCGGCTCCCCATAGGCTATCCCATCCTCGTCTTCGCCGCACTTCGGACGCTGGGTCCATTTTTCGTCTTCGAGCCATCGGTGGATGCCGGGAATGAATTTTCCGCCCTCTCGGCGCCACTCTTCCGCGCACCACCACATGCGCACGCCTTTTATCACCTCGGCCGAAATGGCTTCAAGGCCGAGCTTCCTCCAAACGGCGTAGGCCCGTTTTTTACTGGATCGGTCCCGTCCGGTCGGCGGGGTTCGTTTCCAGAATTCGAGGAAGCCGGGAGGGTATTCGGGAGCCGGCGGTTTTTTCACGTCCAGTTCCCCCTCGGGGGATAGGGGGGTATTTGTATTTCCCTCTGCATCTGCCTCTGTATCTGCTTCTGCTTCTGCTTCTGCTTCTGCTTCTGCTTCTGTATGGGCTGACATTGCTGACTTTTCATGACCACGTTGACTGTCATTGACGGTCAATGACGAGTGTTTCCGTCTCTCTTTTCGCTTGGCATCACGGTTGTATTCTCGCCGTTCTTCCTCTTGCCGTATCTTGCGATATTGCTCCCACGTTGGCACGAAAAACTGGAACTGCCCCTCACGAATTAACCTTCTACCATCGCTGTCTTTAGATCGGCTTTCCGGATCAGGTTGTTCGAGCTTTGCAATCGTCTGGCGTATCGCGTCCTCAGGCTCGCCAATTATGGCCGCCAAGAGCTTGGGATTTAACTCGACTCGGCTGTCGACGGCGTGGGCGATCACGTAGCCCCAAACCGCAAAAGTGCATGCGCCAGCCCCGACCATTGACCCGGTGTACATCGACGCGAAGTGCTTTCCGTACATGCTGACCTTTCATTTTCGGATTATTGGAACAAGATGCATTCATTGTTGTTGACTGTCAGCATATGTCAACTTTTGCCGAATTGAATAGAGAACAACCGATCCCGCACCGGGCATGGCGTGTGGTTGTGAGCCTGGACGCGGGGACGCGCCGGCACGGGATCGGATGTTCTTAGTTTTTTCGGGTTTCCAAGCTCACGTCGCCCATCCTACTAAGTCCGCTGGCAAAATCAAGACACGATCGATGAGTTGGCGGACATATCTGACTCCTTTTTCAGATGTTAACAATCCAGATCATCCGGCCTTGGCATGGCTGTTTGTCCTTCACGCATCGTCGCGGCCCTGGCGTCCAGAGAGACGCATTTGGTCAGGGCGGGCGCGGAGAACGACGTCGCGGCCCTGGCGTCCAGATAGTCGCATTCGGTCAGGGCGGGCGCGGAGAACGACGTCGCGGCACTGGCGTCCAGAAGGCCGCATTTGGTCAGGGCGGGCGCGGAGAACGACGTCGCGGCCCTGGCGTCCAGATAGACGCATTCGGTCAGGGCGGGCGCGGAGAACGACGTCGCGGCACTGGCGTCCAGATAGCCGCATTTGGTCAGGGCGGGCGCGGAGAACGACGTCGCGGACATGGCGTCCAGAAGGCCGCATTTGGTCAGGGCGGGCGCGTCAATTTCGCCGGCGATGTCGACCACCAATTCCCGGCATGTCGTCACCCGATCCAGTTCCGCACGCGAAACGACCAGTGTGATGCCGTGCTTTTTTGCCGCCGCCCGCATCGGCTCGACAATGCCATCGCGAGTCTGGAATTTCGCTATCACCGCGTTGCACAACCGCAATTCGGCGCTGTGACCGTCGTTATGGGTTCGGACTTCGGGAGCATCGGCGCCGCGTTTCCATTCCCATTCAGATAGCT